CACGGGTTTGGCAAAATGGCTGTTTAGTTCTTCTATCAACATTTGTTTTTAATTTTTAAGTTTAGTTTTTCAATTTAGCATTCGGTTCAGCCACTTCGCCAAGCCCGAACCCGTTAGTGGCAATACTCCAAAGCCCTCCGAACAGCTATATCGAAATATTGTTTTTCCTTTTCTATCCCTATTGATTTGCGATTTAATTTGATACAAGCCAAATTAGTTGTCCCTGACCCCATCGTATTGTCTAAAACTATATCGCCTTTATCAGTATAAGATTTCACAAGCATTTCAAGTAAAGCAATAGGTTTTTGTGTCGGGTGAATAGTTCCATCAAGTTTAGTTTTCTGTTTATCCGAAGCAAATACTTGTACGCTTCGTGGGTATCTATCAGTTTCTCCACCACCGCTTACGTCTTGTTTTACTTTTCCATATACTTCTGTTTTATTACAAACTTCCGCTCTTTTTGTATAAGTATTTATAGGGCTATGCCCTTCGGTTTTTTGTGGGTTAAACTTTGGGCTTTTCTTATAAAACACTAAAATATTTTCGTGTGCTTTCATAGGCATTTTCTTTGCGTTAAAATATCCAGTTGCCTGTGTTTTCTCCCAAATCCATTCGTATTTTAACCATTCTAAATTTGAGCATCCAAGCACTTTATCAAATGGTGTTTGAGCAAATAAAATCACTACCCCATTTTTTTTAAGTATTCTTTTGTATTGCTCCCAAAGTTTTCCCAAATCTAAAACCGAATCCCATTTGCAGTTAGTAGTTCCGTAAGGTAAATCACAAATTATGGCATCAATAGTATTGTCCTCTATAAAAGGAAAAATATCGAAGCAATCAGCATTAAGAAAAGTACTGCCACTAACATCGGTTTGGCAAAATTGGGGGTTTATTGGTTTATTAAACATTTATGATTTTAATTAACATTAGTGATAATTTGAGCGTTTCGTTTTCAAAGCCCCCAACTTCGCCAAGTCGAGGCTTGTTAGGCGACAGCTTCCACTACCGCAGAAAGTAAGCCGTAAAATTCAGGATTTCCACAATTTGGGCAAACTAAATTAGTCCAACCTTCACTATCTTTTTGCTTTGCTTTTTGTTCGTCTGTACCTTGCCATTTACATTTCTTTTTTGAGCATTCGTAATGTGTGATTTTAACTTTATCAGACATTATTGAGTATTTGCGTTTTGCCATTACGATTGATTTATAGTTTCAGAATCTTCATACAAAGGCTTTCCAATAAATGGGCAAAATTTTGCGTAAACCATCATTTCTTTGTAAGTCTTAGAATAGTTTTCTCCTTTTTTTGTTCGATACATACACGGTATCATTAAATGCCTGCCTTCTGTACTTCCTAAGAAAAAAGTTGAAGCATTAAAACCCGCTTGAGGGTCGTTTGTTTTTTCTCTAACTGCTTTTTCAGTTTCCGTAATTGCACTCCAATTTTCTGAAATTTTCTTTTCCATTTTTGTATTTATTTAATAATTAATATTTGTTGTTGTAAATAAAAAGCCGAATCGCCTAACACGTGTTTTGCGACATTGTGAGTTTGCTGGTTCAATCGTGTTCAGTGTTCGCATTATATTTATTTTTGAGTTCATGTTTAATTTTTCCGAAGTTCACAACCTCGCAAAGCACGGAAACGTTATAAGCAACCCTAAAACAAGCGTAACGACCTGAACCAATTTAAAATTCTATTCTTTTCACCGAGAGGATAACCCCATTTTCCAGTAACAATAAAGGCAAACGGTAACGCTATAAGCATTAGTAACATAAGCACAATTGCGAACGGTAACGTTAATCGCATCCACACGTTTACAGGTGTCTTTTTTTCAGTGAAGAAATCAACTCCTAATTCTTGCCATCTATCACACATTTCTTCGCTAGGCACTTTGTTTAATTCAGGGAATATTTCTCTGAATTTTGGAATGTAATTCGCATCGTTGTGCGACCAAGTCCGTTTTAATTTTCTATACATATTTTAGTTTTAATTGATTAATTCCGAAAGAAGGGCAGCTTATAACCGCACCTACACGCAATTTTTGTGAAAAACAAAAACTGCAAGTGTAGCTGCGAAGCGTTATAAGAAATAGCTAACTAATATCTATTTCATTACCACTTTTAGGATGAACTCGCATGTAATCGTCAGTTCCATCTAAAGATATTTTATTGATTGTTAATCTACCATCTATTGATTCAGATAACCTATATCTATTGCCGTTTATCTCTATGGTAGCATTTCTAACTTCGATGTATTCTTCGTCCCTTTTTATTTGTATTTTCATAATTACTTTTGGTTTAATTTACCCGCTACTTCTTATAACAGGTGTTTGTAAATACCAGCCGAATTTATGTTGGTGTGTAGGCTGGCATCTACAAGCAACGGGAACGTTATGTGCAAGGCTACTTCTCGTTTTCAAAACAACCTATTCTCTCAAGATAATTCTCAATTGTTTTCCAACAAGCAAATGGTCTTTGAGATAATTCTAAATTGTAAATTAAAGGGCAACCTAGCGCACTATCATCAATCATTAATTCAGCATAACTTTTCGGAGAAGTTGTCCAATTTAATTGTGTTGGATTTTTTTGAATACCGTAAAGTTTAATTTCATTTTGATTAAACCAATTTACAGCATCTGTTAAAAATTTACCTGTAACATTTTGAATTGTTGGGTCAATAACTGGTTTTGCTTCTTTTCTGTCTGAACGCATAGTAAATAATATTAATTGATGTCCGTTATCAACTAATCTTTTTAATACTTTTTCAGCACCAATACCTTTTCCAATATTTGGGAAATCGTGAGTTACACAAGTTCCGTCAAAATCAATATTTATTGTCATAATTTAGTTTTAATTACCCGTCCAGCACATAACAAGTGTTTGGCAAAAAAGCGGGTTTGGTTTATAATTCAAGTTTTTTTATTCTAATTGCGTTTATTGGTTTCTGAAAATCTCGTTTTCGAAATCCGCTTCTTCGCAAAGCACTCGGACGATGAGAAAAAGACTCCGTCTTTCCCTCATCAAGCCTCGACTACGTCGGACGACGAGAAAAGTCCTTTCAGTCCTTCTCTCATCTCCAACTTGGACTCATTTCTTTCGAGAGAAATCTCTCTCAGAAACGAAGACCAAGTCGAGGCTTGTTATAGGAAATATTATTTTTTCAGAACGTTCTCGAATACTATGACGTTTTCCAAAACATTACTACATAAAAATACACTTGAAAAAGGTGGATTTAAACTTGGTTTTTGGTCGTCATAACTTTTAAAATAACTTATTCTTTTATCGAAATACATTACTTCAATTTTATTATTCTTAAACATTTCAAATCGTTTTTTACTTTCAAACAATCCTACAACTCCAACAAGCATTGCAAATGGTATTCCTAATTCAAATAGTTTCAAAAAAACTTATGCTTTTATTGAGTAAGGTGGATTTGAAATAATATAATCAAAATTTTTACACTTTTCTTTATTTGCGTCAAAAAAATCAAAACCATCTTCAATATGGCTATTGCTCACAATATGTCCTTGTTTGGTTAATAATTTCACAAAGTTACTTTCTTTAGTATCAAATGGACACCATATTTTACTATTTGATTTTAAGTGTTTTAATAATGGTTCAATCGCATAAGTTGGAGTGTAAAACTCATCATTTGGATTTATTTTTCCTTGCTTTTCAGCTTTGTTTGTAATCAAATCTAATTTCATATTTAGTTAATTTAGTTTATAAAAAATAATACATCCTATAACAGCACCTAACCAAAATTTTTGCAAGGGCAAAAACTATCGGTTAGCTGCAAAACGTTATCGGCAAGCGTAAGACGACCACTGCACAGCCATAGCGTTTGCAATTCCATCAAATGTTTTGCTTCTTAATTTTGCTCTTTCATCTTTCGGTAACTTCCAAGCATCGGCATACCAAGTAGGCATACTTTTACCGCTCGCAAATTCAGTTCGTTTGGGTGGCTCAACAATATTTGTTGGTTCTAATTTTGGCAATCCTTTCAACCATAAGCAAGTCTTTTTTTCAAACGCATCGCCAAATTGATAAGGGTTTATAATTTGGTCAGGTTTTCGCCATTCACTACTCATTATGCCTACGGGGTTTTCAATCGCTATAAATTTGCAATCAGCATCAGCAAACATTTTAAAGAATTTAATTGCAAACTCTCTGTCTTTGTGCCTTTGTATTGCTTGTTCTCCATAGCGTTCAATATTAAACCATCTATTCCCTGTTACGGTAATATAAGTGCAAGGCGGAAACGCAATTATCATATCCCATTTTAATTTTAGCAAGTCTGTTACATCTTCTTGTAAATGCCATTCAGGGTGTCCACCACTTTCAGGCAGTAAATCACAGCTAAATGCTTCGTGTCCTAATTTGCGTAACTCCTTTGTAACAGATTGGCTTTCCTCACAAGCAACAAGCACTCGGAGAACGCCAGCCGATAACACGGGTTTGGCAAAATGGCTGTTTAGTTCTTCTATCAACATTTGTTTTTAATTTTTAAGTTTAGTTTTTCAATTTAGCATTCGGTTCAGCCACTTCGCCAAGCCCGAACCCGTTATATGAAATAGGGTGGCAGAGCTTCGATTGAACATTCTGTTAGAAAAATCAAATAAAAGCCCAACCACTAACAGCATATATAAAAAATGGTGGGTTCGCTATTTACGTAACAGACACAAAGCGATGGACCGTTATAGGTTATTTTAGAACAGACCCTAATAAGTCCAACATTTCCTCAATAGACCAATCTTTTTTTACAAATTTGTAAGACCCATTTTTTAACTCTTTAAATTTTGGGAAAAGGTAAAATTCGTGAATAACGCTTCTAAACTCTTTACCTATAAAAGAAATTTCATACCCTGTTTTTTCAAAGTGTTTGTTTAATTTATTTGACAGTCTTGTGCATTTGTTTTCTGTGTCGGCTTTTTGCCAGCACTTTAAAAACGGAATATATTTTCCTTCTTCCCAAAGCGGGTAAGTGATAAATTCTTCACTTATGAATGGTATTAATTTTTCTATTTTTTGATTTATCATATTTTTAAATTTAATTCGTGAATAAAAACAACCTATAACGCACGCTTGGTAAAAGTGGTGGTTTGAAAATTTGCGCTTCTATGCCCCACCTGACACAAACCCGAAAACGTTGTGTGTAAGACTAAGATTTCCTTTATTAACACGATTGGTCGCATCCGTTACCTAAACAACAAGATAATCCACACCAACCTGTTTTATTATCGTAAATTTCATCACATTCTTCGCAAATATCTTTTCCAGTGTATTCACCATATTTATCACAATACTCATCGCATCCTTCGCAATATAATTGACATTGTTATGTTTTTTCGTAACTTTTCATAATATATTTAGTTTTATAAACCCACCAAGCACTAGGACGTTAGTGGTAATTTAATAGAACGGCAGACTTTAGATTACTCGCACCATCTGACGTGTCTATAAACATTCCATAATTGAAGTAAAGATTATTTTTAGTTTGTAAAATAATTTCCTTTGTTCTTGTCTTTACTTCAACAATTTCAAACACCTTAAATCGAAATGATTTTCTTGGGTAGTCGTGCATATCTCGGTGAAATTCACAAGCTATTGTGTCGCCTTTTTGCAAACCTTCAAAGTCTGCTACTGTTTTTAATTCTTTACTTTGTATCATTTTTGGTACTTTACGAGTGTTTTGTCGATTAAAAATCTAACCTTAAATCTTCCTAAATTGTCAGTTTTTATAGTTTGTTTGGAGTTCTCCCCAAGTCTATTTTTAAAATCTATTGCGTGTTTTTCACTATAAAAAACTTTAGTCGCATATTTTTGAATCCCTTTCATAATTAAAGCTACTTATAATATTGGTGAATAGAATGTCGTTTTTCGTTTTGAGAATCAATTTTATTAGAATGCCCGATAAACCATATTCCATTTGATTTTTTACACCACAATTTTTTATTATTTACTGTTCTTTGAAAAATCCCATCAGTTTCTTTTTCTTTTCTTGTATTGAAAGCATTCCATTTGTATTTACCGTAGGCAATAAATAACGTTATAGTTGATTCTCCTTTTATCTCATCAATTCTATGATAACAGGAATGCTTTCTTTTTATAATTGATAAAAAACCATGGCTACGCACTTTTTCAATCTTATTCTCTATAAAAGTTTCACTGTACCCACCTTTTAAAATTATTGATATATAGTTGAATGGGTGATTATGAAAAAGAGTTGTTCTGTCTTTATCAGTAATTTTATGTAATCTTATATGTAAATTTCTGATTTTTACTAAAGTGTATCTCTGTAAAAAATCTTTAATGTTTGTGTATGGTTTGAATAAAGTCATTCTATTAAAATTTATTGTTTAATAATCCGAAACGAGAGCATAACAACACCTAAACAAGATGATTGGCTCGGTGCTTCGTTTTAAAGTTTATCGTTTGAATTACCCATTGTTCTTCTTATTAAAATCAACCACCTCGTTTAGCTTCGAAAAGTAACTGTCTATGCTGCAATTAAGTAATTAAGAAAATTTTAAAATCTAATAGTTGCTTTTCCGCTTCTTCTAAAGTGTGAAAGCTTCCTAACCCTATTGTTTTACCTTTAAACTCCATAGACACATAAAACAATCTGTTTTTTTTATTATAATATATTCTTTTTGGCATTATTTTACTATGTTCATTATAAAATAATTTACTAAATTCAGAATAAATATTATAATCTAAATCTTCAATACCTGTGCTTTTACCTAAAGATAATTGTTTTTTATTAACTCTATCGTAAAATTTTATATACCCGTTAATGTCTATTCTGATAAATTTCATAATATTTTTTATTTTTAAAACCCGCACAAATGATAACAGCATATTTGCGCTATTGCCGTACTAGGATTTGGTTGTTATTTTGTATTTCAATAAATTCGGTATTTTATAACTTCAGGTAGGTTTTTTACATTAACTTTATTTTAAGGTTTTTAAGTATTTCTTTCCCAATTATCACATCAACTTCTTTATGATGTTTTATGTCGTCATATTGCTCTTTAAATTGCCATTCGCACTTATCTTTTATTTGTTCTGTGTATCCATCACGTATTACACCATACACTGATTGTAACGCATATTCCTCATCCTTTATAGTATCATCATAAACATATCCTTTAATGTTTTGGGAAAATATTTTCTGAATATCAATTTCAACTTCTGTTTCTATTTTAAACTTCATTACCATAATAAAAGCTACTTATAACAGCAATTACACGCAATTGCTACATTGTGATTAATTTAATGTTTATTTTGTACCTTTCAAATCCGTGTTAATCTGAAAGATGGGTTTTGTGTTTTTACGCAACGGGAATGTTAGCGGTAATGCTTCCTAAAATACCATAAACAAGCAGTTAATGATTCCCATCCTATTTCTTCACCAACTCTAATCCAAGTATCTCTATCAAACTCCGCACCTTCCCATCTGCTTGTATATTTCTTTATTACCTCAAGATTGTTTTTTGTCAACCCAAATGTAACTTTAGCACTACCAATAACATCGGTTTTATTCAATTCCGAATCTTGTGGTATATTCAAATCTTCCTTCATAATTACGTTTTGTTTAAAATTAAAATTTAGTTTTTTAAGTTCGGTACTAAACAAAGCCGAAAATCTTATCGGTAAGGATTATTAAAATCTATTTCGATAACCATATATCGTTTGATAGTTATAGTTGGTTTAATATGTGGATACTTTAGTAATTCTAACAATCTTCTTATCATAATTTAAACTTTTGTATTTCAATGCCGCTACTGACAGCAACACTCGAACGTTATGACCAATTATCTAACCGAAACCTCGACCCAATAACAACCGCTTATGTTTGAAAGTTTATTCCATCTTTCAAATTTAGTGTGAATATGTTCATCAGATATCCAAGTCATTATTCCGTATTTTTGCGTCTCAAATTGTTTATAATAGGCTTTCCATTTTTTTAAAATTTTATTAAATTTGGTACAATATTTAGTAGCTGTTGTTTTCTTACTTGTTGTGAAAATTACAACGTCAAAGTCATTTTCATAACTTCCACCCGAATATCTAACCAAGTAATAACTGGTCATAACGGCTTGTTTATTCAATTGTGGCATGGTTGATTAATTTATTGATTAGTTAATTTTTGTTATTGTTAAATCTCTCATAAGTCCTATATTTTAGTGTTTCGCTTTATTGCTGGTGTAAAGATACAACCAATATTTATATAAACAACACTTTTTTGTGATTATTTTTAAAATATTTACTAATTTAACATAAATCAGCAACGTTGCGAAGCAAATTACCGTTATGTGTAATGGCTACGGAACATCTACCCAAGCCGCTGCTATTTTGAAACTTAATTCTTTTTTTAGAGTCTAATTTTGAAAATACTTCTATTATTTGATTTGTTTTCATAAATTTAAATATTTTTATATGAAATTAGTAACTGTAAATATAACTTTCCAAATTTTACCACTTATTATAGCTGTGAAACGTTATAACTCAGTTGTCGTACTACCAAAATCTTCGAGTTTTTTTAATTGCTCATAATGTAAAGCCTTTAATAAGTAATCAAACCCACTAAATTGATAAAGAGAGTCTTTAAGTCTATTGAAATAACTGTCAAATTTAATAATTTCATCAAAAGTCAAGTCTGGTAATTCTTTAGATAAATAACCTTTAAAAAATTCAAATCTTTTTTTAAATTCTTCATTAGTTCCTATGTCGGCAAAGTTTAATCTATTACCCGAGCTGTCTGATGACATTTTATCTATCAAATCGTCAAGTGAAGCGCATTTTAATAATAAGTTTTCTTCTATTTTCATAATTTTTGTGATTTAAAAAGCCTAAGTGATAACAATGGATAATACTAATTAAGTTCTCGTTACGTCTTCTTATTATAACTACAAAACGTTAGTAGTGATTACCTATTAATGGTAAGTTGAAGACGTTTTATTCTACCTAACCAAACATCTCTATAGCAAACATTACTACCAACAGCATATATAAATTCAATTCCTTTTTGATTTAATAACATTTCTTTTCTTTGCTCGTATTTTAGTGCTTTTTTACAGCAATAGTTTATAAGCTGTCTAACTAAATATTGTTTTATTTTACTCATATTTTGTGTGTCATAACTAACGCTAAAAGTATAATACTAATTACAGCATCGGTCTTTAATTTATAGTTTGTTTTGTGTTTACCCCGTTTAACCCAAAAATTTGTCTGTACTTATCGGTAACAGCGCAAGATATATGAAACGTTATGTGAGATGCTAGTAGGAATCTAAAAACACCTCAAAATCATCTCTTTTTAACGAACCATAATTTTGTTTTTTATGCCATTCAAAAAAATCATTAAACATTTTTTTTCTTAAATCATAATCTTCTTTTGGTGGAACTATTGAATTATCTTCATTAAAAAGAAATTCAATAATATGTGTTGCAATTTCTCTTTCTGTTTTTTCATTTTTTTCTGAAATAATAATTCCAGTTAATACGTTTGTCAGCTCTTTTATCGTCCTCATTTTGTTTTAATTTGTTAATTACTAAAAAGCACAATATTTGTTTATTTCTATGGCGTAAAGATACAACTAATAGTTATATAAAAAATACTTTTTCATGATTATTTTTAAAATATTTACAAATTAAAAATAAACAGCGGTTAACATCACATAAGTGCAACCAAAAGGTATGCACCTATGTGTCAACCGTTATAAAGAATTATACATCTCGATTAACAACTTATCTACAACTAAAATAGCTTTCTTTTTATCTGAAAAACACTTACCACCTAAAAACAAATCTAATTCTTCGCATGTCGCAAATTCACTTATGTAATCATATTCATCATCATTAATCCACCAAGCTGCCTTAATTGCATCATCAAATGCGTCAGTAACCCCGCCAAACCCCTTGATGATTATGTCAGTTCTATTCTTTCTACCTTGTCTACTCATAATAACTCTTTATAACAGCAATTACTGCATTTTGATTAATTTAAAGTTGGGGAATCACCCTTTCAATTCCGTTATCTACAATATCTAAATCGGAATAACAAAGATAATGCCTTGTTATCGTTTTTTGATGTATAATTCGAATGTCTAAATGTTCATATCCGTCTTTACCTAAAATATATTTCATCCCTGCTTTTACATCAACTTTTGAAGAAGCTAGAAACCCATTGTCATAATATTTAACAAATTTTAGTTTATGAGTTTTACAATATTCTTTTATTTTTACCTTCAAAATTTTTGTTGTTGTTAAATCCATCATAAGCCCTATATTTTAGTGTTTCGCTTTATTGCTGGTGTAAAAATACAACTAATATTTATATAAATAATACTTTTTTGTAATTATTTTTAAAATATTTACTAATTTAACATAAACAGCGGTTTTATTCAATTGAGAGTTTACTTGTAAAACGTTAGGCACAATTAAGTCACACCTAACCAATTTCCGTTTTCATCGCACAATACCATATCATTACTAAAGTACGCAGATACTTTATCTTCTTCCCCGTAAGGTTTGAAGTAAAGTTGTCCATCGTATTTTTTATAAACTTGGTGAACACCATCTTTTTGTACATCAACAAAACTCCCTTCTTTAACTTCATTATCAAATTTATCGGTACATTTTATATATTTTTCCATAAATAACTGTGCCTAACAATATGTATAAGCAATAGCTGTTAGGTATTTTTAACTATTGCGGTTGTTTAATTATTTATTTTGGTTCTATTTACTAACTTATGCGAGATGCCACACGAACCGCATAGCGTGAGCATTGGAGTTTTTAAATGTGTTATCGGTTATTTTAGAGTAACGTTTTCCAAAATGTTAAGTTCTTTAAACTTTAAATAAACAATCATTTTTTCTTCATCAGTAAAATTCTTAAAGTTGAACCATTGTCCAATAAATTGTCTTTCATTTTCTTTTCTTACTTTAATTAAAACTTCCTCTGTTTGTAGAAACCATTTTCTATATCTGTCTCCATATTCACAAAAACTTGTTTTTGTGTTATGCCATTCCGTAGTAGGTTCATTTATTATTTTTCTACCGTTAGACAAAACCGCTTGTGTTTTTGTCAGTCTTACAACTTCACCAAGTATGTAATTAATTCTTCCTGTCCATCTTGAAGTTTCTGCGATATATATTTTATCGCCTATTTTTAATTTTTCCATTTTATTTTTGATTTAGTTTGTTGTTAAAATAACCAACTTCTTATGGCTGTAAAATGTTATAAGAAATAGCTATGTTAATAGTCCCCAGATAAATATTCAATTACTTGAGGTTTATTAATCACCATTTCATTAACGACCATTTCTGAAGTATGGGTAATCGTTTTTATCGCCATTTCTTCAGCTTGTTCTTGATTAAATGCTGCTAATACTAAACAATTCCCCACTGGGTACACCCCATTAAATTCTACTCTATATATTTTCAACCGTTCAATCATAATTTTAAATATTAATTTGTATTTGTGATTGTGAGGGTAGTTTTTAATTTGGTAAAACTACTCATGCCTTCCAATCGTTAATTTATTTTTTAAAATATCTTTTATTTCTAGCAACGAAAATATACTATACTCCCCAAACATATTGTAATAACTGTCAACCCCCACGTCCATAGTCTTGTATTTGTGAACTTCTTTCATTATGGTATTTTCATCCCCATGTAAGTGTCCGTGTAAATGAAAAGACCCCTCGTCTTGATTGTTCCAATTGAATTGTGGGTAATGTGAACAACTAATAAATTGTTTATCTACAAATAATTCTAAATAATCCCCAGTATGTAACAACTTTTCTATTTGACAATCAGTAACAACTTTTAGTAGCTTCCCTCTGTTACAGTGATTCCCAAACAACATAATCACATTTTCACACTTAATCCCAAGTAAGAATTCCACATAATTCTTTTCTCCCATCATAGTATCCCCAAGTAAAACTAATAAGTCGTTTTTCTCAACTTTCCGATTAATCTCCGCAATTAAATCACTATTCATTTCTTCTACACTACCAAAATCTCTCCCGAATTTGATGACCGCTTCGTGATTTAAATGTAGGTCAGAACTGAAAAATACGTTATCAACTTCAATGGTTTTCTTGGGATATGTTGAATTTATTTTAATTTTCATAAGTTTTAATTTTATTGTTAATTTTTACCTAAACAGGTTAATTTAATACAAAGATAGTAATTATTTTTAATTATACAACTATAATGATTATAAATAAGGTTATCACAAGACAAAACCTCAGGACGTTATGCGCAACTTATGTCAGTAATTGTAATTATATCTTGTTTGTGATATTGGTCGGTTATTATATTTGGTTCGCTATGAAAATCAGTTACTCTAATGTGAACTTCATTTTTAGTGAAAAGTATGGGGTACCTAATACTTCCAGCGTTTTTAGAAAAAGACCCTTTAATTATTTTTACGTTTTTATGTAAGTACAACCCTTTGTATTTATCATTTTTAGCAACTAAGCAAGTTTTTCCGTTATATATAACTCGCATATCATCAAGCGTGCAGTTTTCCCTTTTGTACGGCTTAATTATTAATGTAAATGAATGTTTCACATTATAATTGGTAAAATTGCTTAATTAATCCTTCGTGTTTTTCCATAAATTCAGCTGCAATCTCGAGAGTGTTAAATGTTAAAAAGTTAAATGTGTTGGAATAAACTTGAATACTTAATTGATTTTCATAAATTTCTAGGCAATACTTACTATTTGATTTACCCCAGTCAACATCACAATCTCCACAATCATACATTAATTGTGTTAATTGCGCATAAGCTAATGTGGATTTTGCTTGTTTTTGTGTTTTAAAAACGTTTTTGTTTACTACACTTGTGATTATCGAAAATGAAGTTTTTGAAATACAAGAGACTTCTTCAATATAGTAACCATCTATTTCATCTAATTGCTCCCAACTATCCGCAACCTTTGAGGGTTTTAATTCAGGATAATCTATGTAAATTTCAGTAGCCATTTCAGGCATTTTGTTAAGCATTATTAAAGCTTGTTCTTTTGTTATTTTCATTTTATATTAATTTAGTTATTATTCCGACAGCTAAGGTAGTTGGGTACTTGATGTTACCAGCAAGGGATAAACCGTTAATAGAGATAGCTACGTTTAGTAATTTTCAAGCTCTTCTTTTACCTCTACCCACCACTCTTTACCCAAGAAAGAACCAAATGGTTTGATTGCATTTATAATTTCATCAACTAAAATTAACGCACATATAACAGCATCTTCCGTATATATTGTAGTGCTATTATTTTTGAATAAATCACCTTGTATTTTATTTACTATTTGTTTTGCTTTTTCTTTTGGTTCCATAGTTACTTTTGAAAGATTGTGTTCTTAAATTTCATCAAAATTTGTTACGATTTTAATTTTACATTATTTAAGTCGTAACTGTTTTAACATATTCAACATATTCAACCTCTTTTTCAATAATTCTTTCATAATCTTATATTTAGTAAACCGTTTTACGGGTTTTTGTGGTTAATTGGTATTTATGTTACTCGAAGGTATTTTATTTACTAAATTATATAGTTAAACCAACTATTTGTTATGGTCAATCGTTACGTGATGCTGTGCGACCCAAAAAACAACAGCTTCGTAGACCGCGTCAAGTTTGGTTTCACCAACAAATTCCATATCACCTAATTGGACGCAATTACCGAAAATATCAAGTTCGTTATCATCCCCACCAAAACTTTCTATTTTAATAACAACAGGCATCAACTCATCCCAAGTATTGTAAAATGGTAATCCATCATAATCTTTAAATTCTAAATTATTGTAATAATAATATTCACCACCTGTATTCACGCTTATACCTTTAATGGGGGTAATCCCCATAAACCTTGCTATTTTTAACGTATTTTCTGTGTATTCGTATTTCATTTCTTATATTTTAAAATTACCTTTAAAACCCCTATTTTTAAAATTTAATTTTTCTTTAGGTTTTTTATTTTTAAAAATAATTTTATTTAAGTTAAAGAAATAAAATAATTCCCTAAATAAATAAATAAACATACATATTATTATAATTTTAACCACCATTGTTTTACATATTTTAGGGTTACAGTTCCATCAAATAAAGGTTTTAACTTTACCATGATACAAATGTACTTATTTTTTTTTAAATAACCAAATTTATTTTTTAAATGTATTAGTAAATAAAGCTGAATTTATAACCATCAAAAATAATGTGGTGCTGGATATGATAAAACATTTTACTAAAATTACTATACATAACGAAATTAATGTGTCTAATTCACTCTCACCATTTTTAATTGAAAACTCAGATATTGGTAATGTGAATGCCCAAATTAATATCCCAATGAAAAAAAATGTTTTAATAATGTTATGGTTAAAAGTTGCGATTTTATATTTAAATTCCATCATAACTATCCTTGTTCTCTTTTTCTTTAAACTTATAATAATATTGTGAAGCTCTTCGATATAAATATTTTCTATCCTTATCACTTATTTTATCCCAACCTACGAAATAACTCTTAAAGTTAGCCAAGTAGTTTTTTAAAGTTATGAAATTATTAGGTTCAGAACTATCATCTAACGGTATTTCATCTATTGTTTGTGTAAACCTAGCGTTTATTTCGTGTTTCAACTTCAGGTAATTTGTAAATGCTGATGTTTTCCCATCATCTTTTAAATTTTCAACATTTGAGTAGTATTTTTTTGAGGATTTGTCTGATACGTATTTACCATCACTAATGAAATTATCATAAGCATGTTGTAATTCATGTTTTAGAACAGTTAATAAATTAGAGGATGTTAATAAGCTATAAATTTTACTTTCAACAATACCCCTATCATCATATTTGGTTACCATTTTTTTATACATATTAAATATTGTATCGTGTGGTATGTTTAGTATAATACCACCAGATTTACCATCAAAACTATTGAATTGCCCGAGAGATGGTATTGATATAAACCTAAAGGCCAAATTAAATCCACCAACAAAATCATTCATAACCCCATAATCACCTTTTAACCCTTTAAATGGGTTTGATATAACCGAATTTGGTGATTTACCTCCATTATTTAAAATTTCATTTATGAAATAATTAATGTGGGCCTTAACCACGTCAATCGCTAAATTACCAATATTATTTTGCGATTCAAAATCCTCATCTATTAATTTAACCCCATCACTAAAAGTGTTTAAATCAAATATTATCTTATCAACCCTCAATTTTTCGATTAGATTACCCTCATCTCTACTCTGAATATCTTTTCTTAACATAAACGTTGTTACTCTATCGTTTCTAACAATAACCCAGAATTCATTACCTGTAGAATCCTTAAGTAATTCATTATTTATGCGATAGTATTCCCTATCACCTATCTTTAGGTAATATTTAGATTGTGGGTTAATTTTGAACCCACCTAACTTTATACCATAAGATTTGGTGGGTTCAAATTTGATAGTGTCTAATAAGTTTAGATTTTTGATAATATTAAATTTATCGGTGTCATCCAAATCTGTAGGTGCTAAAACTGAAAACCTACTTTTTATCCTTCCAACCTCATGGCTAGTTTTATAAGCTTCCTTTAAAATCGTGTTTTTCTTCTTTAATCTCATTTTAAAATCGTGTTTTTCTTCTTTAATCTCATTTTAATAAATATAAAACTGTAATCTAGATAATTTATTTTTTTTATCTTTCCCCATCTTTTTCTAACTCAACAAAAACCACTATAAAGCCACCTTCTTTTTTAAATACTAACTCCCCATTGTAATTAGAAGCATCAGATATTTTTCTGTACTTATCGACAATGAAATCGAAATCATTTATAAAATTAATATGTTTTTCCCTACCTAAAATTCTAACGTGTTTCATAATCTCTAATTGTTTAATTTTGTGAACTACTAACCCACTTAAAAAAGGTGGGTTAGTTTTACGCTCTGTTCTATAAATATATTACAAAGTTACTAAAAATATAGATTAATCGTAATATTTTTTAATTTATTTAAAACACACGATAAGCAAAAAAAAATGTGTTTTTCGCTATCTACTTTTACAACGCATATAACTTACTTTTATAAGTTAAAACAGCGTCTAACTTAACCCCATCAAACTTGTTTTCTTTGAAAATCCAATAAGGTGATGATTTAGGGTTATATTTAATTTGTTGACTTTCGTTGATTTCAAAAGTGTTAACTATTATCGAATTTTGTATTTGTATTTCCTCAGCTTCAATCCAAGAACAAACATTTTTCTCATTATTAAATTTAACATTTAGTAATAATAACTCATATTTGTTTGGGTCTAGAATCGTAACACTTTTATCTGGGTTAATTACTTTCCACTTCTCATAATCAACACCTTTACTTAAATTAAATCTTATCTTATACATCTATCCTATAAATTTAAATTACTAATTACCCATCATATCTAACTAACGTAACATCCATGTCTTTCAACTCATCTTTAATTATTTGTAGTACTATGTTTTCATCACCCTTAGCCAAACCACAACCAATTAATGGGATACCAATACTTTTACCGTTAAATATTGAGTTTATCTTCCTAAGACATAGCGTAAGAGCTATGTAGTCTAAAGGTATTTCACCAATTTTAAGGTTTTTGGTGCCATAATAATATTGTGTGTAAGAATTTACAACGAATAATATTTTTAATTTATCTTCATTATCGTGTATAGATTGCCAAGCCCATTCTAAATTATCACCATATAAGTTGGACCCAGATTTTAAATGCTCTAATTCACTAGTGCTATCAGTTAAGTGTAACCCAAAATCTATCTGACCTAATTTGTTGTAAAACCCAGTATTTTCTTGTCTCTCCAAAGGATATTCATCACAATTAAAAGCTTTAGCTAATTTAGGTGCTATACCAGCACCCATATTACAAAAACAATTTACCCCATGAGTAATAACATCAAACTCACCATTTAAAGCCAATGTTATTAAATCACCCTTAACTTCTTTATATTTACCCATAAAATTATTTGTTTTAATTTATTATCATTTAAGTTACAAATATATGTAAATTTTAACCAAAAAACAACTTTAAAATTATCATTTTTCCAATTCAGGAAACTCTTCAACGATTATATAAATTTCTTTATTTGGGTTTAAACTGTAAATAACGTTCAATACCCTATAATATTTATCATTTGTTGTTAACAATAATTCATTTTCTCTAGGTATAGATTTTAATTTAATGTTTTGATATAAAAAAACCCAATCAGAATTTATAATATTAACATTTACTTTACGATTTAAAATTCCCATATTTAATTTTAATTACAAATATACTAAATAATTAATAATTTAGGACTATTTATTATTATGTTAATAACGTATTTTAAAATTATAACTTTATGTGTTCATGTAAAAGAGGTACTAGTAATACAGTTACTGTATCCACTCCACAACCTAAACAACCTGAGTCATCAAAGACTTCGGTAAACTCACCTACTATACCAAATAGTAAATAACAAAAAAAAAGACCCTAGAGGGTCTTTTTTTTTATTCTTCTTCATTCTCATCATTTGGTTTGACTTTTTTAACACCAGCAAAAAACTCTGACGCTGTAAATCCCAAACCAGCAATAACAATATATGACATCGTATCATACATGTATTGGACAACAATTAAATTAAAAAATAAATTAGAGATAAATGCGATTGTTAAAAGTAAGAAAGCACTTATTGAAATAACTCTTTTACTTGAAACCCCTTTATCTGAGGAAAAACACTTTTTAATGAATTCTTTCACTGTAATAATTTTTAATATATGTTATTTTACATCAAAAACAATTTTATCCACACGTATTAGGTTACCCATTGAATCATTATTGGTAACTTTAAACTTATATTTACCTTTATTAACTCTCCAAGAAAGTCTAACTGGTTTATTATCGATTACTAACCTTAAATTATTATCATTTGAAAACTCAAAAACACCTTTATACTCACCAATAATTTCATCTATCTCAATTATCTTAATAACCTTACATTCAACAGAACTTACAGTTAGAGTTATTAAATTATCTTTAGTGATTGATACAACCACATCATCTAAAATTATTGTTTGAGCTACATTAAAAGATGATGTTAACATCATAATTAAAAAACATGCTAAAAATTTATATAGTCTCATATTATTATATTTAATGATTTATTATTCAAATATATGAAAAATTTTAACATAAACAAAATTTATATGGTACTATTTTTAATTGCAGTCACCTTTTATACTAAAACCAGTATTACCTACTGGTGAATAAACCAATAATTTACCAACTTTACCATTATCTATATCGAATTTTGATTCACCACCGCTTTTACTGTAAAAAAGGAAACTTTTTTGCCCCATATCCCATAGTTTTTTTAGTAATTTTAAACCTTCTGAAATTTCACCCCTACTATCAGTGGAATAATCATGCGTTTTATCCTTTAACATAAACTTAACTAAGTTATCAAAACTACTAAATGTTTTCACATCTCTCTCTAAACCACTAACAGCTGGTGAGTCTGGTGAGTTAACCATAATTTCAGTTAATTTAGCTATGTATAATGGGATAACATCCCATTGTTTATAACTATGTTTACCATCCGCAAAATAACCTGTGTCAGATAAGATACCATCATCACTAATAACTTGCATCCTATCTGGTATCGAACCAGGTGTTAAGTTAATTCTACCCTTACCAATTAAATCTTGATTGAAGCTAATATAATCGTCTTCAACCGATGCAACCTTACCATCCTGATTAAATTTCATTTCACAAGCAGTCATACCTTTAGGGTGTAATTCTATTATAACAAATTGGTCGTCAATATATTTAGAATCATTTTTATCACCACCATCCCAAATAGCATCACCTATTTCAGTTGAGGACTCAACTGATAATCCATTAATATCATTCCCTTCCAAGTAATTCTTAATCAAACTAGAAAGTATAGAGGCCCTACGTTTAGCTAAATCACCAGACTTAATACCATCTTGGTTTGGTACTTGAGATTCTGACGCTCTTACTTTTATTTTGAAGGAATTACCGTTATCCTTTAAGAATTCTTTCAAACCATTTAATTTATCGTATACCACATTAGGTTCTATCTCATACGTACCACTTTCAAAGTTGTTTGTGAAATTAATGTTGAATTTTGATTCTTTACTAGTTTTAATATTAGCAAGAGCATCATTCCCATCGGTTTTCATAAGTCTAGAGATTTGTGATTTTAAATTATCTGGAGCTTTTTCAACCGCTTGACTAAAAGCCAAGTTTGACATTAGTGATACCATAACAGTTGCGGTTATTAGTTTACTTTTACTAGATTTTAATACCTTAATAAACCTATTTAGAATTTCTTGACCATCAGCTTCATTTATATCATTTACCTCCCCTAAAATGTACGATATAACCACGCTTGACTCATCACTTTCCTCTTCAATTTTATAAAACTCCAATAATGCTTTACGTATTTTATTATCGTTTAAGGTGTTTAACATTGTTTTAATTATAAATATAATCAAAACACAAAAAACCATCACAATGTGATGGTTTTTTACTTTTTCATAATAGCGATATATTATAAAACTTAAAAGACTATAGACTAAATGATTCTAAAATCAAAAAGGTCTAGTGGAGATAGAGGGAATCGAACCCTCGTGTAAGATACTTTTCAATAACTTTCTACATGTTTACCTAGTTTACTAAAACTAGTAAATCTTTTTAAATGTTTATAAAGTGTTACATCTATTCACTTAATCTATTTAACCATTAGATTTCATGGTAATCGTAATACTATTTCTTAGGCAATAGTAACCTCTCTGTTTAACGTACCCATTTGAGCACCTTCGAAGATGTTTTCTGAAATACTAAAAGTATCTGCGTTTAAATTTTTTATAGTTTTTTTAAGTGATACTAAATAACACTACATGCTTATTATCTAAAACTATACCATATCGATACCAGTTACCCCCATTTATTAATACAAATATACTAATAAATATATATATAAAACCAAATAAATTTAAATTTATTTGGTTTTATGTGTTTATTTATTTTCTTTTGGTGATTAAACCATCAATAATACCATATTCTTTAGCTTCAACTGATGTCAACCATAAATCACGGTTAGCATCTCCCATAATTTGTTTAGGGTCTTTTCCAGTGTATTCACCCAACATATTAAATAAAGTCGTATTATATTTTCTACCTTCAGCTACTGATATATCAACATCTGCCATAGTTCCAGAAGCACCACATGATACTTGGTGTAACATTACCTTACTATTTGGTAGTGCGAGTCTTTTACCTTTAGTACCAGCACCTAGTAAGATACTACCCATTGATGCTGCCATACCAGTGTTTATTGTCATAACGTCTGGTTTTATGTAGTTCATAATATCAACAATTGATAAACCAGATTTTACTGAACCACCTGGGGAATCAATATGTAATTGGATATCTTTACTAGAATCAATGTTATCTAGAAACATTAACTGAGCTTGTACAACTGTACTCATTTGGTCATTAACTGGTCCAGCTAACCATAGGATTCTATCCATCATTAACCTTGAAAATATATCCATCTGAGTAACTTGCATTTTTCTCTCCTCCAAAATGTATGGAGTTAATGAACCATTAGGTGATGTGGCTGACATAGTCTGTGGGTTACCATACAAACTATTTTGTAGTTTTTCCCAAGAATAAAATTGCATACCAGTGATGCCCATGTGTTTAATAGCGTAATTTCTGAACTCACTAAAGAATTCAACATTTGAATAGTTATCCATAAATTTATTTTTTTTAATTATACAATTTTCTCAACAAATATTAGGGTAGAATATATTTAAACTACCCTACATATTATCTACTTTTTATTTTTTTCTTTCTCAGCAAGATAAAGAGTTTTAATCGACTCTGTTAATACCTCATAATTTTCATATGTGTATTTCTTAAGGATAGAACTAAATGTTTTAACATCTGGTGTTAACATTATAACAGCATCTTTATCGCTATCATAAGAAACCTTAGCTAATTCTTCCTCCAATACCATGCGAGGAAACCTAGCGTTAGCCATTTCTAATTGGTCAAAGATAGTCTCATTAATGAAAAGGTAGAAATCATTACCAGTCTCATGTTTTAATAGTGGTGTTGATTTTTTAATCTCCACAACATTTTTTAGTGTATTATCAACTAAGACCTTAATCCTAATACCCATTCGCTCGATAATCGTGTTGTTTAACACCTCATTAAACATTTCAACTATTCCATCGTGTGCCTCATCAAATTTTGCCATAATTACATTTTTAATTTATTATTAATATTATTCCACAAACTTACGCATAAAAAAATTATAAACCTTAAGATTCATGAAGTTTTTTAATTAAATTTAAATAATTTTCTTCTTCATCACTAATAACAACACTTGAAACGCTTTTTAATACCACATATAAATCACCTCTAATTTCACCACCAACATATAGACCCTTACCTTTTAATCTAACCGAACTTTCATTTTTAGTATTTTTATTTATTGTGAATTTAACATTAATACCATCAATAATTGGTACCTCAATCTCACCACCTAACATCATAGAATAGTAAGGTATTTCTTTAACCATCACCAAATTATACCCATCCACATCGTATAGGTTATTTTTACTAACTTTTAGATATAAAGCTAAATCACCATGTTCTAACCCCTTTTTTTGATTACCTTCTTTTGGTATTATTATGGGCCTACCAGGAGCGTAAGAACATGGTATTGTAATAGTCTCTTCGTGAGAAATAATTCTCGTTTTTTTGTTATTACAAGTATTACAATGTACTTCATTAACACTACCAGTACCATTACATGTATCACATATGTGTTCTGAATACATATTATGTTGTATTTGAGTGTGGAAAATCCCTTTACCGTTACATTTAACGCATTTAACCATATTTTTATCAGCGCATGAATCACAATCAACTATTTTATTATACCTAATTTTCTTCACAACACCATTAAAATATTCTTCTAATGTTAGTGTAATTTGGATATTACAATTCTCAGCTTTAGGTGCGTAGTTTGTCTCTTCTTTATAAAAACCACGCATAAAATCTCTAAAGTCACCATAGCCACCGTTATTACCATTATTAACGTTTTTTTCATCGCCAAACCTATCGTAATTACTACGTTTTTTATCATCTGATAAAGTTTCATAGGCTTTACTGATATTTTTAAATACTTCCTCATCACCACCCTTATCTGGGTGGTGAATTTTAACTAACTCACGATAAGCTTTTTTAATTTCAACTTTATTAGCTATTTTTGGGACACCTAAAATTTCGTATAAATCCATATTTGTTTATTTATTTATTTATTTACACAAATATACGTTTTTTTTTTTACTTCCAAATCTTTATTATTAATAAATAATAATTATATATTAATATGAGTAACTATAGAACAATATTAATGCGTAACGGTGAGTATAAAAAAACTTTACATAGAGCTACACTTAAGGAAACCGCTTTCATTAACTACCGAAAATTTAAAGAGGTTAGTGATAAAGTATTATTTGAAAAAAGATTTATAAATACTAATGGTATCAAACCAGTTAAATATGAGATATTAATAGTTAAAAATCACAAAGAAGGTGATGTGGTTCGTAAAATTAGAAATTCTGATGGTCTTATGGTTGATGAAGAGGTAATGTTCGGTATTTGGACGGTTCTAGATTCACAACCTTATAGAGTTGAGGAAGAATTTAATGTGTATGGTTTTTGTAGTAGAAACGATAGGAAACAAATTAGTTACATAATAAAAATTTTATTACATAAAATGAACGTTGATAATAATAGTAAAGAATTGATTGTTGTAAACAATAAGTTAATTATTTACAATGAAGAACAATTTGATATGATAATATGTAAATGTAAAAAAGACGCTCAAAGATTACATCATACTTTACATGACGCAACTAGAGGTCTTAAGATTAAGAATATATTATTTATGGGTACTTGTCGCCCTTCTAATATTGGTATGCTATACGATGTTATACACGAGCAAACAGGTTGGGCTTACACCAAGATTAGAAGAACTAGTACCAGACCTTAATTACTTCAAGAATAATTCTTGAACTTTGATAATGAGCCCATCTATTTTACTTTGTAGGTTATTGATTTCAGTTTGCTTTTCATCAGGCATATTAATAAAGTAATTTGATTTTATTTTAGAAATTTCTCTTTGATACGCATCACTTTCCCTTAGATACTCATCATACTTAACACCTTTTTCACTTTGATTTAATTTCATTATATTTTTTTTTATTAAATTAATTTTTTTTAGTTTTGGTAATTTTTTAATCTTATATTCTTCCTTACTAGCTTCACTCCTATTTTCAAATTGTAAAACTAATAACAATATTAATGGACCTCTATTTTTAGTATATTTAGCACCAAGTCCTTTATTATGTTTATTTATCCTATTAATCACGTTATTAGATATACCTGTATAGTAACTACCATCAGAACATTTTACAATGTAAACAAACCATTTTGGTGATACATGCATTTACGTTTATTCACCTTTCATTTTATTTATATCGAAATTATTTTCAATATCATTAATCAAAGTATTAATTCTTTCAATTTGTTCACCACTAGCGATAGTTGGGTTTATACATTCAACTCTCTCAACACCATTAGTTGGTAAGAATAAAGCCATTACATTATAATTATTATCATTAATGTAAAAATTAACGCTGTCAACAAATTCTTTAGCGATTTCACCATTCTTTAATACCTCACTTTCTATGTAGAAACATAAAACTAGTGGAGTATCCCCATGAGATACGTTTAACTTCTCTTCAGTTATCGTAATTGGTGTTTCAATATTATTTTTCATATCACCCAAAGTTATCTTTACAATAATATCTTTAATTAATTCTTGTTTAGCTTCATCACCAATTACTGTTTGAGCACTTATTTTAGTATCATCGTCCATCATTTCATACACAATGTATTCTTTTATAACACCACTACAAACCAAACTTTTGTACTCATCTATTTGTTTACTAACTATCTTCATGTTTTTTTATTAAGGTTATTAAAAATAAATTTAATAGTAAACAATATTACTGTTTTTTTAACCAAGTATTAACATATTTTTCCCTATGGTAAGATGTTGTACCAAACTTTAGTATAGCCTCACCATGTTTCTTACTGTAATAACCCTTATTCCCACCAAAATCATATTCTGGGAATAAGTTACCAACTTTAGTCATGTATTCATCACGCTTAACTTTAGCTATTATTGACGCTGCTGCTATCGATAGATATGTATCATCACCTTTAGGTACACATACATATGGTATATCACCATATGGTGGCCATTCCGTGCCATCCACTAAAAGATATTCTGGTTTTAATGATAAGTTATCTAAACATTTATACATGGCCTTAAACGTGCTTAAATTGATTCCATCAACGTTGATGAATTTAGCTTGTATAGCTTCTATTGAAAAGGAGATTGCCTCATCACATATTAATTCAAAAGCTCGTTCCCTTTGTTTTTGGGTTAATTTTTTTGAATCCCTAATTAAACCCGATTTAAAGTCTTTAGGTAATATAACTGATGCTGTCACTATTGGCCCAGCAAAGGAACCTCTACCACATTCATCTAAACCAGCAATATGTGTTAAATGTTTTAAATCATCTGGTGAATAGGATAGTAACTTACTCGCTTTCATTTATTAGGTTATTAGGTTCGTCTTCCAGCACGCCTATTGATATAATAACACCTTCGATTTCAATCTCGATAACATCACTATGCGTAAATTTACCGTTATTATCACCATTTTTATAAAATAAGTGTTCATCTAATTTTATGTGCTTTTCGAATGGTATTAAATAACTTAAAGTTAAATTACCTTTCATTATTTTGTCGTTACTGATTATTTCAGAAACTGTTTCTATTAAATCTTGATACGTCATATTAGAATTTTGTGAAAAAATTACGAATTAAATTATTTAATTTATGTAGTAATGTTAGTTTTGGTTTTTTAATCACGTCCACTTTATTACCAATGGTTCTAATTGAATCACCCAAACCATTTTTAATTTCATCAATTAATAAAACTTTATTATTTTTAAGTGTGAGATTTAACCTCTTACTCTCATTTAGTGATTCATCAATTTCACGCTCTAAATTAATTTTACCCATATACCATATACTTTTAGACAAATATACGTAAATTATATTAAAAACTTATATTATGTTAAATTTAATTTTAATCACGCTAATAGCGTATGGTATTACGAATATTTTAATATTTGGTAGTATTTTCGAAAGCCTTAGGCTATATATAATTAAACACTCCAATTTCTTAGGGAAATTAGTTTCATGTATGATGTGTATGTCTTTTTGGGTGGGAGTTTTATTGTCTATAACCGTTAAGTCAATTACATATTCAAATGGACTTGTAGATGATAAGATGTTGGCGATATTTTTAGATGCCTCCTTAATATCTGGTGTTGTATGGTTAATACATACATTACAAGAGTATTTTGAAAAATAAAAGGGTTTTTAAACCCTTTTTTTTGTTATTACATTTCTAAACATATTTCACACATGTCACCATTTTGACATTTACAAACACTTTTAGTTGGTTCAAAAGTTTCCAACTCAATTTTACTACCCCTTGGTGGTAAGTCAAATTCTAAATTATTAATTATATCGCTAGAAACAAACTTATTTTTTGTTTTTGGTAATATCACATCTTCAGTCTCAACTGTTGGAGGTAATAACGGTAATAACGGTACTAATATTGGTTCCTCAACATTAATAATCACTTCCTCAACTTTAATACTTGGTATAACACTTAATTGTTTATTAAGGTCGTTAAAAGTGTAATTTAAAGATTGTAATACTTCTAACGAATTAGATTCGAATAAGTTCTCTAATTCAATTATCTTTTTACCTAATAACTCAATTTTATTTTCTTGCTCAACATTTTTATTTATAACTAACTCAATAAATTCTAATATTTGGTCAACATCTAAATCACCATCACCACTATAAACCATATAATAGTTAGGTGTCTCCTCACTCTTACCAATTTTAATATTTTCAGTTTCATCCATCACCCAATGGTCTTTTAATATAACATCCACAATTGTTAAACCTTGTGTGAACCTAATACCAATTACATGTGGTTTTAATTTGTTAATTTTATCTTGAATCTTCATTAATATAATAATTTTATTCCATTTATTAAACCAGTTAAGATGTAAGAAATTGATAGACCTAGGAGGAATATTGATGGGTTATTAATTATGTATTTCCGATTTTCATCAGAGTAGTATGTTTGTATGAAAAAAAATAAGTGCCTCACACAATTTAAAATTGATAATATGTATAGTAATATTAATACGCTGTTTAAAAATCCTACCATTAAGCTTCTATTTATTAATATTTACGTTATTTAACGGGTCCTCAGCATTTTTAGTTAATAACACCCATTTATTAAATTTAATCTCATTTAACGCTAACTCACCTAACACACGGTCAATATTATCTGACTTCAAACCTAAGCTTAAATTCCCATTAATAATATTTTCTAACTCACCTTCAAGTGTTATTCTATCTAACGATAGTTTAATATTCATTATGTTAACTATTTTTTCCATTTACTTTTATTTTATTTTAAACTTAACAATTTTAAAATGAAAATAAAGGTTATTTAAAAGATTTATTAAAAACTGAGTATAACATTAAAAACATTTCCACATCTAATTTTGTTTTATCTATTCTATAATTAAACAATTGTTTCCACACCCTCTCAACACTTTTTTTAGTCTTAATATCATATTTATCAGGCTCTTCTAAAAAGTAAAAAACCTCATTAAAAAAATCCTTAAAGTATTCATATAATTCTTGATTGTGGTGGAAATAAATATTCTCACATGTAAAACTATCACATACTCGATTCCAAACCCAATCAAAATGAATTTTTTGGATATGTGGTGGTGAAACGTCATCACCTAAATATGTTTCTTGCGTTAATTTATTTAAACTAAAAATAAAATCCAAATATAAATCAACTCTTAAAAAATCAACTCCATTATCTCTACAAACATTATAAATGTGGTGTGTATTTTTTGAATTATTTAACGCTAATAGAAAACCCTTAGTTTTATCTATTTCATCCATTTTTACTATAATTTACAATTTTCATTTGAAATATAAATAGCGTACACGAAAAAACCCCTATTTAAGGGGTTTTTATTTAAACTATTATAGTTCTATTAAATTAGGTTTTTAACCTTTTAATAACTATTTTTTGTTTTTACTTAATTCTTTAGTTTTATTAATTAATTCATTTAATTTATTGTTCTCATCAATCCTATCCTTACCTTTAACAGCACCTAAAGTATTTAATGAGCTATAAGCGATTAAATGTTTCATCTTACTCATTTCCTCACTAACTAACTTTTTATTAGTACCAGAAACAACAATTCCCTGACCTTCTGTTAAACTTCCTTCCCATTTAACTCTATAAGTTTCATTACCATCAGTCATTTCAAAGATTTTATTATCAACCTTATAACTTTCTGGGATTAAATTTAATGCGTTAGAAACTCCGTTGAACTCACTTTTAAATCTTAATCTTTTAATACCTTCCATCACTTTTAAATTATTAATTTTTTTAAATACCCAATTACTACCCATACCATCAGTTGTAACCCAATTACCTTTCTTATCTTTAAATCTATCCATTCCGTTAACAGAATCAACATAAGTTACTAAATAAGTATTATCATCGTTCTTATTCTTCATCTCGATAGTATCACCTTTATTAGCTTCGAAACCAATATGGAATGTTTCATTAACATTATCTTTTTCATTTGAAGCACCTTCAACCGCTATTTTTTTACCACCACCAACGGTTTTAGTTCCTTTTGGTAAAACCTCAATATCATCACCAAATTGTGTAGTTGGTACTGTGGCTTTATTTCGCTTATCGTTAGAGGATTTTACTGTAGCTACTAATTCAGAACCGAAGTTATCGTTAGACGCACCCCAAACCGATTCAGTGTTACCATTACCCTCACCAGTTTCAGGGTTCCATTTACCAGTTTTAACTGCATTACCCATAGTTGAATCACCAGTTAAAGATTTTTTTGCTCTATCTTTGAACGTTTCGCTAGGCTCTCTGTCATATTTAAGCATTTCTTGCCCATTTCTGATTTCCATTTCATCATGATATTCTTTTTCAGAACCCTCATAATTCATCTTCACACCATCTTCTAACTCGTTATCATCAGTTTTAGCGTAGTCAGCCATTTTTTTAGTAACCTCATCGTAATACTCTTTATTAACCTCATCTTCATCCTTCTGAACTTTTTCAGTACCTTGAGTTGAATTATGTTTAACAAACGCTTCAAAAAGGGCATTCTTAATTAAATCCTTATCCATTATTTTTAGTTTTATTTCTTTTAATTATTTCTCTAACTTCATTAACAGTTCTACCAGTTTTTAATGCAACTGATTCATAAAAACCCTCAATTTTAACAACATCATCAACACTACCAACACTACAACCACCATCTTGGGCTACCGTATTGTTATTTAATTTTGTGCAATCATCAAAAGAAACTTGACTATCCGTTTTTTTAAAATTCTCACCAATACTACCAAATTTCCTTGGTTGAATGTTAGTTACTCTAGCATTTACATCAAATTTTTTATTTATCATTCTAGTAATACCAAAACCCTTAGCTTCGGCTTCCTCAATCGTATTACCATCAATATACATGTCTAACTCAACAACGAATCTTAATTTCTTACTATCATCTTTATCGTATCCATCCTCAATCATCTTACCACCTCTAACTATTGATTTCCTACCCAATGGTTGGACATAACTACCCCCAACGCTACCAGTAGTAGTCATCTCTTTTAAATTATTAAGATGTTGTTCAATCTCATCTCTATCACCATCGAAAGTGTTACCCAAAAATTCTTCTTTATTAAATGAAGTTATTTTAGATATTACATTAGCACTAAATAATTTAGTACCTTTAGTGTCTAATTCAAGCTCACCGCTTTCAATCGCAACATTTATTTTATTGTTTAGGAAATCGTTATCCGAATTTGGGTCATAATGGAAATTCATTAAGTCAATGTAGTATTTACCACCATCATTATCAGATAATAAACCAAAATCACCATAATTTTTAATTAACATTACAACATTTTCTTGTGACTCCATTTCGTATTCTGGTCTCGCATCACTTTGATTCCAAGGTGCATTTGAATCATCCTCAGCACCAGATGGGTAATCACCATATTCATTCACATTCCCTAACTCTAAATCATCACCATATAAAACCTCATCAACTTTTTCACCATCTACATTAATAACTTTACCACCATTTTCCATATCATACCTATTCTCAACGAATTTATTATATAGATGTCTACCAGCTGTTTTAATAATCTTTAAAACTTCTTGTTTAGGTAATTTATTTATTAATTTTCTATTTAATTTTAAAACTTCACTACCACCAATAACTAAAGTTGTGAACAACCCAGTTGATAATAGGAATGCTTTATAATCACCCCAAGTAACACCATTTTTAACCCAAAAAGGTGATAACCCTTTTTGTGATGGGTCGTTAATGAAACTCTTAAAAGTACTTATTAAATTAGATAGAAATTCAGGGTCAACACTAGTAAGTGTATCCATAATACCCTCACTCACGTTATTAAGGGTCATTTGTTTTTCTTTTGACTCAAATAACCTTGAATACTGACCCTTATCTATTTTTAATATTATTCGTTTTCCAATTGAATCCTCATGCTCCTGAATCATTTTTACTTGAGAATTAGTTAATTTTATTTTACTCATTTATAATATCTTTTAAGTTCTTACATATAAATATTAAAATAATTCATAAAAACACTAAATAAAGGGTTTTATTAAAAATTAAATAAATTATAACTGAAACCAACGCCTAATTGGGCTCCTAATCCAGCTGTACCCCTAAAATTATCAACGTAGATACCATAACCAGTATAAAATCCAACACCAAACCTTCTTTTTTTAGTGTATTTACTCAAAACTGGGTGGGTTTGAGGGTCTATAATAACTGAGTTTAAATCCTTAAGAGAGAAATCAGGGTAATTTGACCTTACAAACATCTCAACATTACCATCTTTTTCTCTTAAACCTTGTATTACGTCAAAACTAATCTCATCATTTATTATCTCAGTATTTAAAGGTCTTAACTCTAAATTAATTGTATCAACTATATATTTAGAAACGCCAGAAATTCTTCTATAATTTACTGAATCGTAAACTTTTTCATAATCCCATTTCAAACCTTTCACACCATTAGGGTAAATCGCAATATAGTTTGGTACTTTAATAGTGTCTTTTGGGTTATTCTTAATTGATATAACGTACTTAGTTAGCTGACTAACCTTACCCTTCTCTTTTGATAATTCATTAGCTAAATCACTGTTTAAATTCTTTAAATCTTTTTTTTCTGAAACTAGTATATTTTTACTATATTCAACATCACCAACTTTATTTTCACTAACCCTTAATGAATCACTTAAAGCTTTTAAATTTTGCTCAGTAATATTATTTTTAACTTGTAGGTTACTAGATTTATTACAATTTAAAACCGTTAATAAGATTAAACCTATCATAATAACAATTAACAGTCGGTTGGTTTTTTTATAATCCATTTTCATCCCTATCACCATTTTTGTATTCAGTATTTATTTTTTTAGCCCACTCGTCAGCCCATCTATCATAAAAACCTTTTAGTTTTTTAATCAAATTAATGGTTTCATCATCAAGTTGTAAATTATTAGCTGTTATATACAGACCATTAGATTCTTCTAATGATAATTGCCACTCCATACCATTTTGTAGTACACCACCAAATATTACATTACTAACATCAGGGTATATTTTAAATGTTGTGAAATCAACTCTAGCTGAAACCAAATCCCTAAATGTGTTGTGTTCTTGATTTAATTCTTCTTGACTAAGTGATACGGCTTTATTTTCATTGGAATCACCAACCCCATTTTCACCAAAACCCTCTTTGATTAACCTGTTTCCTTTGGTGTGATTTTCTCTAATAACATTTAACATCTTCCTAGTGATGTCATGCTCATTATTTTGCTCTATACTCATTTTTATTTACTTTTTACAATTTTTTTATTAAACTCATTAAAATCGAATGCTGGTGAAACGTCATAATTAAATTTTGAAAAATTACTCCTAAACATTATACCATCAAAACCATTAGGATTCATTATCTCAACATTGTGACCAATACATTCTAACGGTATTTCGAATAATATGGATAAATCTTTACATAATGAAACTAAACTATTAAGTTGTTTCTCACTATATGGTGCCCAAAGTTCTTTATCACGCCATTTTTTACTAATTAACCTACTCTTCCTAATATAAATATCATTATTCCAAGTTAACTTATCTTTTTTTTCATTTTCAACATTAATATAACCTTCATTAACCAAAGTAATACCTATAATTGAGTTATCAACTGATTCATCATTTATAAAATAACTAAAGTACTTGGGGTTAAAATGTTCGTAGATAACCCCATTTAAATCAATGGTATAACTTGATGTGTTCTTATAATCACCAGATATTCTATTAACCCACCTATCAAAATGTTTCATTTCGGAAGTGTTAGAGTTACCAATAACAATTTTATTTTTAGGTGAGACTACCTTAATATAATTCGACTCACCTAATTTATATTCTTTATTAACCATCCTATTTTCGATAAAACATGTTTTTAGTGTCTCCGTTAACATTAAACATATCACCGTCTATTCTATTAACCGAATTCTTGATATCGGGTATTGAGGTTGGGAAACCTCTATCACGTTCATTAATCTCTCTTATTTCCTTGATATCATCCCTCTGAACCTTCCTAGTCTTATTTAAAATATCAACAATACTATCAATTAATTCCTCATTTACAACCTCATTTACAACCTCACTATCTAAGTTTACAGCCTCATTTACAACCTCATTTACAACCTCATTTACAACCTCATTTGTAACCTCTTCATCTAATTTTATAGTCTTACTAGTAAGTTCATTAAAATGTTCTACACTCTTGAAAGTATCGATAGGTTCATCAATCAAATTATTATCCTCTTCTATTGTTAAAGTATCAAAATCTAATTTGGTTTCTTTAATCTCACCTACATTTTTATTTGCTTCAGGTTTGACCAATAAAGCTTTTCTATTCTTATCGAAAACCCAATTAGTTGCTATTACCAATGCAATGGCTAAAGGGTCGAATACGAATATTAGTAATAGTATAAAATAATTAACTATCTTATCCATAGATGTGTTAGTTAACTCTGAAATATATTTTAAAGGGCCTATCTCCCCAGCAACCTTGGAGTTACCTACTATTTTAAATTTTTCATTTTTTAATGATGAAATTGAATCTAATAGTTTGTTATTTTCAGAAACTAAATTATCAATTTCTGAATTCATAGTTTGTATTTCAGAACTAGCTTGTTTAATATCATTTCTTATCGCCCAACTATTCTTACCCAAGTCTAATCTATTTTCTTGACTAACTCTAGAGTTATTCAATTGATTAACACGCTTAGATTTCAACTCAACTAATTTATTATTTGAGCTTACCTTACTATCAAATTGTCTAATCTTATTATCATATAAATTAGATTCCCCATTTAACATGTCTAAATTATTCGCTGTAATTTGATATGCGTTAGATAGGAATCCATAAATACCAGCAGAGGTTATCGTGACTAGCACGGCAACCCCTGTTGTTAAATATATTTTTAATGATTTACTTATCTCTTTCCAATATATATGTAAAAAACTAGTGGCGATTATTTTACTAAACTCTAGTGCTGATGCCATTATAATAACAGCTAAACTAGCTCCAGCAAATAATTGACTAAGACCATATACAGAGAAAAAAGCTGCGCAACCAGCTACTAATAAAGCTGATAATCCGAGTAAATATCCAAAATGTAACTTCATATTATTTATCTAATATTTTTTGTAAATTTATTGTGTTATGTCTAAGCTTTCTAATAGCCTTTTCTTTAATTTGTCTAATCCTCTCTTTAGTAAGATTAAACTTATCACCAATATCTTCCAAGGTCATAGGTTCGTATTCATAGTCTAGACCAAAATAAAAGCTGATGATTTCTCTCTCCCTAACATTCAAAACTTTTAATGTTTCAATTAAAGCATTTCTTAGTTTATCGCTATCAGTTTTATTGATTATTAAATCCTCGATATTTATATCATCGGATATTAAATCAGATAACTCATCACCATCTTCATTTATATAATCATTCAAAGAGCTACAAGAGGAAACGTTAATCTCCTCGAATATTAAATTTTCACCATTAAAGTCAATCTCTTCATTATCCGTTGGTAGTCTCCCATTCTCGAACTCAAAACTAGCCATATGTTTTTTAGTTAAGTTAATCTTACTAATAACATTAACTGGTAACCTAATCGTTCTACCATGCTCATTTAGATATTGCATGATAGATTGTTTAATCCAATATACAGCATATGAAATAAATCTAAAACCTCTAGTTGGGTCAAACCTATAGGCTGCTTTTATTAACCCATAATTACCCTCATTGATTAAATCACTAAATAAAACACCACTATTCTGATATTCTTTAGCTACTGAAATCACAAATTTTAAATTTGCCTCAACTAATTCGTTAACAGCTTTTTCATCACCACTCTGGATTCTATTACCTAACTCCACTTCTTCGTCAATTGTTAATAAATCAACTTTTTTAATTTCCTTAAAATACTTAATCACACTATCAGTATTATCAAGATTAACATAATTACTCCTCATTAAATTAATTAATTAATTTTACCTTATACTTAACTATATAACATACTAAATGTTACATAAAAGTAAAGATTTATTTTTTTATACTGTTTAATTTAACTAGTAAGTTTTTATCATACTCAGTTAAATTAAAAAAGCCTTTATCTAATAATAAATCTATTGATTCCTCAATTTCAGAATCTGTCATAAACCTAATGTCTAAATTTGAACCTTTAGTGTTTACTGATTTAAAAATTGGGGTTTCAGTTGTTGTGGCACTGAATGGATTACCATTTAAATCATCGTAAGATTCTGAAATGTCTACTGTGTTTATGTAATCAATGTAATCACCGAAAAGATGCTCATCGAATTTCTTACTACCTAATGAAACACTTAAAGTTTTCTTATTTATTTCCGAAATGAAAAAAGTTCTTCCCTCAATAGAGTTTAAATAAGTTTTAATCTCATTACAATTTAACCCTGATTTAAATGTGCTCATAAAAACGTTTTTAGCGTTTATATATTTTGGGTGACCTTCAGAAATTTCTAATAAATCCTCTTTAATACCATCAATAGCACCTAAACTAACTAACAAATAATTTTTTAAACCCATATTCCTTATCTTTATTATTAATACAAATATACATATAAAATTCTTACTTAACGTATATTTCTGATATATTATCAGTTTTGGTTATTGATATTATATTGTCAGACCAATCTTTCACAATGTCGTTGTGTGTGATTAAAAATACAATCTCGTACATGTCACGTATCTTCTCAAACATTGGTTTCAATTTTTCAATATTAATATCAGCTATTTTACCCAAAACTTCGTCAAACGTAATGAAATTTGGCATTGGTAGGTGTGACATCTTACCTAAAACACATCTTAAAGCCAAACTAGCTATGGTTCTTTCTAAACCACTACCAGATTTTAAAGGTTTTAAAATATCATCCTTTTCTAATAAATACTCAACTTCGTTTTTTGAGTTAATAATTAATTCAATATTAAAATCACAAGACTCATCAAGTAATCTATATAACTCAGAATTTATGATAGGTAATACTGACCTTAACACTAGTTTACTAATACCCTTTTTACCAACCATTTCAATGTAAACTTTAAATATCTTATCAACCTCTTCCTCGTTCTTAATCTTGGAAACTAAAACATTGTTTTTCTCAATTAATAATTTCTTATCCCTTAATAAAGTTTCAATCTCACTTATTTTTTTAAGTAATTCAGATTTATTATATTCCTCAATCTGAATATCAGATTTAATCTTAGAAACCATCAAATCAACGTCTAAGTTAAATTCTATGGAATCTTTATTTAAGTTATACTCAGTTAAAAGTTTATTTTGGTCAACATAATCAACCTTTAATTGCGCTAACTCCAATTCATTTTTACCAAGTAGGTTTTCTAACCTCATTCGCCTATCAACTAATAATTTATTTGTATTTAAATCCTCAATAACCTTATTAATTTCAATTAATTTAGCTTCAAATTTTATAATATCACCAATTTTAATAAGTAATAACGCCTTATTATCTTTTATCTCAGTAGAATGGTCCACATCCTCTAACGGTCTACTACATGTAGGGCATAACTCACCATTTTCCAAATCTGAAACCAACTTTTCAATTCTAAGTTTATCCAGACCAGAATTTGATATTTCATTATTTATAATCGCTCTATCCTCAATTAATTTAAAATATTTAGATTCATCATAATCAACAGCTAATAATGATTTAATCTCAACATTTAAATTTGCAATCTCAACATTTTTATTTTTACCAGCCAAACCAATAGCTGATAATTTACTCTCTAAAGTATCTGGGTTTAGAATTGATATTTTCTCATTAACATTCTTTTTGGATGATAATTTAATGTCTTTAGATTCATTTAAATTACTAAGCTTGCCATTTAATACTCCCATAGTTTCGTTTTGATTACTAAATGCAATATCTAGTAACTCAATTTTCTCACCACAATCATTTATCTCATCAAATAATGTTGTAATATCATAAATATTAGCAGTTTTAGTTTTAGCAAATTCATTGTACATATCCCTAGCTGATTTTTCTTTCAACTCAATTATTTCAAGACCAATGAATTTAGTTAATAATTTACCACTCTCAGTTGGTGTTGAGTCGATTAAATCCTCAAGGTTACCACCAGTTGCTAATATTGTAATATCAAAATCTTTCTCAGAACCAATCGTATTTTGAATTGTCATAGTTGAAGCCTTGCTATCCTCATCATTCAATAAAACCTCATCACCATCTGGTAATAACTCAAAATAATTAAGTTGATTCTTCACAGCCCAACCACCTTCTTTTTTAAGCGTTCTACTCATCTTTCTCTCGATTATAATTTCCTTACCATCGAATTCAATCATCCCTCTAACCTTCAACTCATTTTCATCGGTATATGAGTTAAAAATTTGTTCATTCTTATCAGTTTTAGTTGTTCTACCAAAAAATAAGAATTTTAATGCGTCAACACTAAAAGTTGTATTATGTGAAACTATACCATTGGAGTAGTATTGATGAACTTCAGCCACTTGAATGTCATATAATGTATCTTTGGAAGACATCAACTCAATGGATTTAACGTTAGACATCCCATTAACTGTTTGAATCGACTCACCAACCTCAACTTCCTTTAAAAGAACGAAATCCCCATCCTCTTTTTTTAACCTATGGTAATCAGCACCCTCAACGTATTTACCATCTTCAAGTTCACAACGATATACATCAGCATTTTCTTCGGTTATACCACACCAAGTTATATCTTTATATCCATATGGTGTCTCAACCTTAAAGTTTAAATCACCATATTTTTCATATATAGAATTTAATTCACCAATTGTTATTTCTTTATTCATTTATTTTCTTCTTAAAATTATCGTTAATTATTTCAATTCATCTGGTAGGAAACCTAGTTTTTTTACTATGTCATCAACATTATAACTAATTTTTATGTTAGTGTTTGCCCTAACGCATTTACCACCTTGATTTGATGGGTTTGACGTTACAACATTAAGCCCTTTTAAATTAGCGAATGATATGAAGTTTTGTTTTGGACCATAACATAAGAAATTGTTTAACATTAACCACTTCAAATTCCAAGACCTATGTGTTTTTTGTGTTAAATCAATATTTAATGAATTATTTACCTTATCATCTAATTTCATTAACCTATCTAAATCAACACTTTTAGCTTCCCTAACGAACCATTCCTTCATCAAGCTACGTTGATATGAAATATCCATTATATTATCAATAGAAGCTCCTTTAACCTCTATTAACTCACCTTTAGAATTTACCTTAAAAGGTCTGAAAATTATATTAACGTTATTTTTATCAACCCCGTATTTTTTTGCGAAATCATTTCTAACTTTAATTTTATTCTCACGACTGTAATTCTCACCTTTATCACCCCAATGTACTTTAATTTTAGCACTTTGAGGAATATTTATAATTTTATTCATCTTCTCCGTAAATATTTTTATTAACCTTATTAACCTTATTAATTTTAACACTTTCAATTTTAATCACGTCAATAACCTTTGGTGGTTCCACTTTTTTGTTTTTAATCGGTATTGTAACTCTATGTCCATACTTAATACTATTAAAACCAACCCTAATAGCTTTACTGATGAATAATGTTGTGTCTAAAACATCATTCAACTCACAATATTCTTTAATATCACTAATTAACTTATCATCAATCTCTATTAACATTATTCGTTTATTAATTTTTCAACATTATTTTGAACATCATCAACCGAAGTTATTTTAAAATGGTAGAACGAATAATCATTTTCTAACTCATAATCAACATTACTTTTAGTGTTAACATCCCAAATTGTATAACCATGTTTAGATACCGTTTCACCAAAATTTTGTTGGATTAATGAACCAGAAAACTTAATTGGGATACCATTATGGTTGAACTCACTGCGTTTGTGTATGTCACCTAACAATACCATATCACAACCATCAAAATATTCTAATGACGTACCATGTTCAAATTCATAACCAACATCAGTTTTAGCACCAATTATTGGACCGTGAAATAAACCAACGTATGTTTTATCACCATATTTAGCTCTACCATCTTCTATGTTCGGTCTAGCGTTTTCTTCGAAAATAGAGTAATTACACCAAACAATGTTCTCATCTGGATAACATATACTTTCTTTTAAATAACTAATATTATTATTATCCAATAATTGAATCATTGGTGATATTGAATCTAACCTATCTTTGTTATTCTCTAATAAATCGTGATTACCAGCTATTATCACAACTGGTGCTATCTTTGAAAGTTTAGTTAGAAAATCGCAACATAGGATTAATTGCTCATTTGAAATTGTTATTTTTTGGTGAACTAAATCACCAGCTACAACGATTCTAACCTCATTATACTCAAAACCTAACATATACTCTCTTAGTTTAATATAAAGCTTATTAAAAGATTCGTTATACTCCGTGTGTAATTTATAGGTCCTAATATGTATGTCAGCTAAGTGTATTATTGATTTAATTACCATACCCAACTAATTTTAATACCCTAACTTCATTTCTATTAGTAAGGGAAATTAAATTATCACCTATATTAGAGTTAACCTTAATTTTTATCTTATTTAAATAATAAGAGTTATCAATTAACATAACTAATTTTTCATTATCTAAAACTCTAAATGTTTTTTCACTTATGACAGCAAAATCAATCGGTGAGCCAGAATCATTTGAAAGGTTATTATTTATAGAGTCTACCATCTCAATAATGGTTTGGTTCGATAATAGTTTATCGTGCATGTAGTCAGACTCACTATCCATCTCAATTAGTGTGTCCAAGAAACCAATTTCCCATTGTAAAACCCAATCACCGTCAACATATGTTTTAGATAATGGTTTATCTAAAACAATTACAACACCTAACTCTAAATCATTGAAAATACCTTCTAAGATTTTAATGTCCACGTTAAATAATTTAGTACTACCCTTTTTAATCCTACCATTAACAACTTCTTTACCATTGTAAAAGTTAATTGGTTCTACGTTGTCATTCTCAATATCATATGAGAATATTGGTTTATCTATAAACCTAACCTTACTCATATTAACCCCATTGTCTGATAACATCTCGCTGTAATCAGAAACTAATTTTAAAAATTCTTTTTCCATAATTTATTTATATAATTGTGTGTACTTGTGTATGTCTAGCAATTTTTTAGCGTCAGACTTTAAATACATTACTGGTATCTTTTCAAACACCTCATTTACTTTATCCCAATATCCAATCCATATTTGTCTACATTTCATACCAGTTTCCATTTCACACATCAAAGCGTAAGTACTTAATTGCATTGAATATATAGAATATTGGCAGTCTTGGAGATGGTCAAAAGGTTTGTTTAGTGTTTTATAACCAAATTTATTGAAGAAATTGAATTCCTTATTTGTGTTATGTGTTACACTAAAACTAAACCCATATAAAAAAGTACTAGTTAAACTTCCCACTTCGATACATCTAGTTGGCACTGATTCTACTTTACTAACCCTAATAATATTTTTAAATGTTTTATTATTATACTCAACATTTAACACCTCTTTACTTAAAAATGGGTTTAAATTATCTGTACTAAAGCAAATATCAATTACGTCAACAATTTCACCATTAACCTTTTTATTATATTTAATAACAGTTGTTTTAATACCTAGTGAAGACGCTAACTTATTAAATTCATTTCCTTGCCACTCTATAGTTGTTGACATAACAAATCTTTTACGTGACTTGTTATAATGACCATTAACATCCATAAACCCACGTAATAAACCCACACGTTGTTCATATGATGACATAAAAAATGTATCTGGTATACGTTTATCATTTACCAAATTTAATTCTAACCAAACATTTTCATCAACGATTATCGTTTTGGTAATATCTTTATCCCCATCACATAACCAAACACCCAATAAATAAGGGTCTAAAGGTAAATCAATGTGTTGATTATCCAAAGCTTTACATATTTTAACCTTAGGTATTTTATATGACCATCTTTTAGTACCTAACTTATTAGTGTGTTCAAATAATTCTTCTGATGTCATAACTTTATCAGTTAAATTCCCACTACGCATAAATGAAACCAACCATCTATGCTCATGGTCAGATATTATTACTTCACCATTATCAAATTCAATTTCAAAACAATCTTTATTTTTTATTTCGGAAAAATGTAAAATATCACATAATTTACCATCCATATCATAAACTTTATCACCATGTGATAAGCTAGCCATAGTTTTCCAACCATTATTAGTGAATATTGGTGTGTCTATTGGTAAACCTTTCCAATCCCCAATATCAAAGTATGTTTCATTAATATCAATCTTTAAATCAGCAGTGCCAGCTAATTCGTACTCTTCTGAAAACATAATCCTCTCTGGGTATATTTCAATACCTTCATCAACCTCTAAATCTTCATAAGCTTTAATCACCTTCAATTCAAAAGGGTCGCTAGTGAAATACATTTTATTAGCTAATAGATATCTCTCAACTATTTCATGAACCATAGTACCGTATATATTAGCAGTGTCATTCAACTCTTGCCAATAATCTAATATTTGTTCTTTATTCATCCCAATATAAGCTGGGTTTTTTTTTGGGTTTGAGTCTGATTGTTTAGCGATATTACCAGCTATTCTATCACCCTCGAAATGAGGTTCTATTGAAGATAGAACTTTGGTTACCGATGTGAAACGCTTTCCACTCTCCCTATGAATATAAACATGTTCTATTGGTTCTAAATAGACCATACTTTTCTCAATTTTCGCCATTATTGCTTTATTTTATCACAAAAATACTAATCTTTTAATTAAAATCCAAGTATTTATATTAAAAGAAATTATGATAGTTTTTATAAAAGAATCATTAAGGGTTAAATTATTAGAGAATTCTATGGGTATTAAACCTCTTCAAGTTAAAGAATTAATAGATTTAGGTATGAGAACAGCTTTTAGTGATAAGGATATAGCTAAAGATTTTCTTAAACAAAATTTGGAGATTGTGGATAGGTTACCAAATACCCTTACACTACATAGAGTGGTTTTTTTAAAAAATAAAAAAGATTTGAATTATAATGAGGTTGGTACCCATTATGTTATAAATAGACGTGAACTAGAGCAATCACATAACCAAGCTAGTCATGTTGGCGGTGGTAAACCTTACATGCTAACTGTTAAAGCACCAAAAAAATTGGTAGATGTAATGGCCACTTTATCAAATAAAATGCAACACCCTCACGAAAATGAGATTTCACTATTAAATCAAGGTTTTGGAGCGAAAATTATTAATATCGAAGTTTTTAAAACGTCTAATGATGTGGATTTTGAGATGGATGATTATGATGAATACGATGATGATAGAATTGGTTATTAAAACCATTAATTATAACTCACTCTCTGGAATAATATTAGCAGTCTTTAATACAGCTATAATAGCCTTCCTACCGAACTTTTCATTGATTAATGATAAATCATAAGCTTCTTTTAATTTAATCATTCTAACCCTGTTATATAGGTTTAGTGTGTTAATACGCTTATAAATTATTTTAGCGTCCTCATAAGCATCACCATCTAGGGCCACAACTATTAAACCCTTTGCTTTAGTTTGTAATTTATATAATAACTCAATTGGTAATACCTTACCTAATAAAGGTATTGAGTTTGGTATTACGATGCCATCAAAAACACCTTCAACTAAATATATTGTAGCATCCCAATTAATAAAGTTCTCACTAAATGTTATCAACTCTTTTCTAAACGTAGGGTTAAGATATTTTGGTTTACCCCACTTAGTAAAGGCTCTACCAACGAAAAAATTTAAATTACCATCAGCACAATATGATGGGATTATGATTCTATTAGCGTATTCACCAATAGTTGTGAAACCGATATTATATTTTTCTATAATATCATGAGTTATATTTCTATTACTTAAATATTTGGACGCTTCGGAAAAGCGGAATAGTTTTTCATCACAAGAAGCTAATGGTGTGAAACCATCAGGTAATGATAATTCTTTTAACTCATCAATAACATATTCCTTATCATAGTTGTAATTTGGGTTTATTAAAACGTACTCATCAAAATCTCTACGACTACCGAACCTTTTAATTAACCTAGAAATTGAACCACTCATGTTATTCGTTTCATAACACGCCCAACATTTGAAAACACCTTTATTAATGTTTACCTCCAAATTACCCTTACCCACACTTTTTTCACTACCATTAATTTCAGCGCAAGATGGACAGTCAAATTTTATTTGACCTGAATCGTGGTTATGACCTCTATCAACACCTAAAAAATTACCTAATATACCTAAAATTAATTGTGACATTATGCAAATATACAAAAAAAAATTACATAACCTATTTAATTATATAATTTTTAATTTAATTTTATTCCCACAACCCCATTTTCTTCATATACCCTAAAGTTGCGCATACACTATCTGCCATATCAAAATTCTCTTTAGTTAGAATATTCTTTTTGTTGTATATCCAATTTATTTGTGGATAAGTCTCAGCAACCTTATCCCATAGAACGCTTTTTTTATCAATGTCCCATTTATACCCACCAAACAAAACTGGTTTTTGGGTGGATAACTTCTTATCGCTATACCTAACACCCTTTTTATCAACCTCTCTAATCGCCATCAATTCTGGGAAAGCATATTTCCTAGCGTCATAAGATGATACGTATTCTGGTACCACGTTTAACATCTTATAGATGGCCCTAGAAACTATTCCATTAAATTTTAATAATGTTGCGACAGTATTAACATTATTGGACCTTAACAATGGTTCCTCTATAATAACTTTATGGATATTAAAATTTGTGTAATCTTTTAAAAAATCATTTTCAAATATATCACCTTTTAGGAATAACAACTCCATTTTATTTGTTGGAATTGGTTTAACATTTGGTGTTACATGGTGTAGTAAAACTAATTTCCCATAACTACCAAAATCCTCATATAGCGCAATACCTATAGTTTTGGTTGATATATCTAACCCAAGTATAAACTTCTTTTCATTTTCTACCATAACTTTTTTCACTTAATGTAAATAATAAACCAATAAAATAAAGGTTATTAAATAATATTATATAGTAACTTTAACACCTAAAGCCATAAATTGGTTAGTCCCTATCGTTATATGTTTGTTCATCTTAGCTATCGCTATTAAATTACCATTTGAGTTATATAAACCTACCTCACTAACCCTAATCAAATCACCATTACTGTAAGTTTGATTTTTAGAAGCTATAAATTCACCTCTATTCACAATACATATGATATCTTGTGACATTTCGGTTGATAGACTATCAAAACTAACACTCACACTTAGAGATGCATCTAACGAATCTAAAATGCTTTGGTTATTAATAACTATTAAACCCTTATCCAAATGTATTAACCCAACTGGCGTATCAGCGTATTTCTGTATCGTATTGTTAGTTGTTAAGTTAAATAATTCTTTATTATTAACACTAAATGGTTTATTTAAATTGTACCCAGTACCCCAACTTTTCAATGGGTTGTTATTTGGCTTTTTAATAGCATCGCAGAATAAGAACGCTATGTTGTTACCAATTAAACCACTTTTTATTGATGATTCCCTAATATTAACATCTTGCGTTGTTTTTGATGTTAATGAAGATTGGAATGTTGAGTAAATAGTAAATGTACTAGTTGAAGTTGTTAATTCTATTTTAACAGTCTTACCATCTATTATCTCACCATACTCTAAATTACTAATATCTATTACTAACCCTTCGTTAACATTAAGTAATGCTATCCCAGTATCCGAAAACCCACCGTTAGCATCGCTTACTGTGTTAAATAAAGCTTTCTGAGTGACAGTTATAGGTAGTCCTAGTGAATTAAATAAGTTACCACTGGATGAAATTAAATCATTTTTACTAATTAACTTAAAATTAACATCTGGTGATACTAAATTTTTAAACCCAACACTTCTTAAAGTACTACTTATTTTACCCGCATTAGGTTCTACTGGTTTAGTTAAATCACCGATAGAGTTTACTATTACCTTATCCCTTATTTTGTAGTTAGTTGGTGAGCTATTATTAACACTACCTAAAACACCAATTTCACCAGATATACTCGGTACTTCACCACTTTCTAATATATTAGATACGTAGTAATTAGCGTCTGAATCACCTAAACTAAAGTTCGTAATTATTTTATTACTCTTTGATAACAATTCTTCTCTACCAAATGGCGTTAATTTCGCTATAACCGTAACAGTTGTTGCACTTTGTATGTAACCCATATTTTATTTTTTTATTTATTATTAATATTTTTAAGTAATTATAATTAAAAGTCGATACCAAGCTCTACCATTATTGTATTACCACCACCTAATTCTAATGGCTCACTTAGTTTACCAATTAAAACCAACTCATTGTTATTATCATAAATACCAATCTCACTCACTTTAATGCTAGGTGGGTTGGTTAAGAAATCACTACTTCTAGTAGGGTTAGTGGTTTTAGTGAATTGACTAGAATCAATTCTAATGTCAAATATAGTTTTAAATATCGTAGCACCAATGAATGTCTGAATGTTACCATAAAAAAACCTTTCATCACCAAATTGTAATAATTCAGGTTGAGTAATAGGTGGTAAATTTAGTTTATCAATTAAATTATATGGTAATGCGATATCATCATCTAATATTGTAATTACTTGGTTGTTATCATTGTGATTTTGAGACTCTAATAATAATGGGTCTATCGTTTCATTAACACCACCAGTAATATTAGTTGATGTGTAATCCAAAACTTTCCAACCATCCGATGTAGGTCTAGAATCATCAGCTACTATTTGATAAATAACTTTAAACTCATACCCATAGAAACCAGTATTATCATACCCAACATCTTCAATTTTCTTCAAATAAGGTAATAAATTAACACCCTCTAACCTAAATTGAACATCCTTAGCTGTTGATAAACTATTTTTAATTCTACCATATTTCTGACATGGTAATGCTGATGTATAACCAACACCACTATTATTTTCAATACCATAAGTTATATACATAGTCTCACCATTTTGTAATAAACCCGTTGACGCACCACCAGATGGTGACGCTAAATTAGTTAGTAAACTAGGTAGTGTCCAATTTCTATTAGATTTATAAGATATAGCACTAATAATCTCAGCATCCTCAAAAACAACTATTTTTAACTGTGGAAACACTTTACCAACAATTAATGGAGTCCCATCTATTATTAAAGTAGGGCTCTCAATTAAATCATAATATTGAATATTGGAAGTACCAATTAATTTTATATTACCACTTGAAATAAAAGTCATACCCATGGTAGTACCACTACCGCTACCAACCGAATTTCTTCTATGGTACATCAAATCAGGTATTTGAACCTTTAAATTCTTATTATTAGTGTTATTAATATAGAAAAACTCACCATATAAATTAGATATAGTATTATTAGTGTAGTGAATAACCGCAAATGATTTATCATACCCATCATAACCACCAATCCCAGTTATCTCATCACATGTAAATGTTATTTCATTTACCAAACCCCCATTATCATTACCCAACTCTAGATATTGCTCACCTAAACCAATGTATTCATACGAACCATATCTTGTGTGGTCCTCGTAATTAACACCACTAATACCTAACATAGTTTCCATGAAAACATTATTCATATTAAAAACAGGGACATCTTCCCTAGTTATATCACAACTACTATCAAATGATAGTGTTCCAGTATCCCAATAAGCCGTTGTGTTATTCTCACTAAAAGAACTGTCAGATATCTCACCACCATCATATACGATAACTTGTACATTACCACTTAAAGTTAAATTAGGTAATTCCCTATCAACATTAATGATTGTATTAGAAACTGATTGAGCTTTAAACCATAAATGTGGTACTGGCATATTATTACCATTAATCTCTTCACCACATTTTATTAAAATTAAATTACCCTGAGTAGCACCACTAACGCCAATATCAAATGATGTCCCGCCACTAAAAGTTGTAGCTAAAACTATCTCACTTAATATGGTATACGGTGTACCGCTTAAAGTAACATAAGCATCTGGATTACCCTCGAAAAAACCTCTTTCAGTTGCCTCATTATTCACAACAATTTTCATCGTTTTAATGTTAGACGGTTGAAGTGAGTTTAATGGGGTTTCACCACCAGTATTTACGAAATACTTAATATTTGGTTGCCTATCTTTTGGTTTTAAAATCTTATCGATTCTAGAGTACGCCTCATCTAATGGATATGAATTTGTTAATATCGCTCTTTCATAATTAATCTCAGAATCACCAATAGCCCAAGAGTTGAAGGTTAATTCACCTTTTGCTAATTTTTCACGACCCTTTTCGGTTAATTTAGTACTAACAAATGGGTTAGTTGTGTTTATTATATAACTCATAATTTTAAATTGTTTTTATATCTTAATAATAAATACTCAATAGTCAATTATATTTAGTAAGAATTTAATGAATTTGTGTTAATTATTAATGGAATGACCTCACTGTATGCAATTGACTCAATGACATCACCACTTAATGTTATGTAATTTTTTTGATTTACGACCCTATAATACCTCTTATCACCTATATCACCCGAAACTTCTAAAGTTGCTGAATATACTTTAATACCAACTTCATAAGGTTTTACCACTGAATATAAAATATTAGTAAAATCATTAGTATCCGATAATTGTAAGGTGAAAATACCATTATTCTTATCTGGATAATCATCAGTATTCCAACTCACATCAAATATAGGTTCAGTAATAGAACCAACATAACTCCCAAATGAATTATAAAATATTGCTATTACATCACCGATTAGTAAACTACCTTCTAAAATGAACCTCTTTCGATTAGTAATTGATTGAAAGTAGTCTATATTATTAGTTAACGTAACACCATTTAAACTGATTATAACATTAGAGTTATCAATTGGTGATGTTTTTGTGAATACCTCGTATTTACCAGAATCAGTGTTTAAATATATTGAATTATCACCCTCACCGTTAAACGGTCCGCTAGGTATTACATTATTAATTAATATCACATCATTTTGCAACCCATTCCCAGTGGAACCAGCAACGAATATTATCGTTAGTATATCACCATGATAAGTTGAACCTAATAATGATATAGTGTTATCGTTAGTAAAAAGATAATCATCTTCAATCGCTAATGTTAAACCATTTAAAGTTACAATTGGAAACCCACCTATCGTTTGTGACGTTAAAAAAACAGTGTGTCCTGATGGGAAGAAACTTTCAGTTGTTAAAACCCCAATAGGACCACCACCATTAGGTGTTAGGTTAAATATTGGAGAATTAGCGTTTTTTATCGCAACAAAGTAATAATCAAAATCTTCATTAAAATTACCATATGGTAACCCAACTTCATTTGTGTTAGTAAAATGTCTTAAACCTAACCTACCTAGAATATCAGTGCATATTGGGTATGAAAACTCACCTTTTAAAATATACTCACCATCTAAATTTAAATTAGTTATAGGTATGTAATTTTGGAAAATAAAGGCATTGTTATATAGCTCATCACCTGTTTTAAATGGTGATGAGTATATTACCGTACTTTTAAAAACATTATCGCTACTTAATTTGTGTAAATTAAACTTAAATAGTAATTCCGAATTACCCATAAAACCACTTGTGTTAGTGGTAAATAATAGTGATAAATCAATATTGGAATCACCATCAATAATGTGTACTGAATCACTAGAACTAGTTAACCCAGATAAAACATTAGTAGCACCACTCATTACAAAGTTAGATGATTTGAATACACAAACATCAGAACTTGTGTTAACGGTCAAAATATCCTTATTCCTAACACAAGAATGTGATGTTTGCACGTATATATTTTCTTGTCTCCTCATTAGTAAGATATTTCTAAATTTATTACGTTATCACCACTTTTAAGACCATATTTATTTTTAGTGTTACTACTAATTAAACCAACTTTAATAACACTTGAGAAATTTTGAGTGAAACCAATAAAATTATTAAGTTTCACATAATCTTCTAAACCTATAGTACCAACTAATTTTTTATAAAAATAATTTTCACCTATGAAATTATTAAATATCTCCCCTTCTACTTTCTTTACTAAATATGGCATATTATATTGATTTTTGTATTGTTGAACTCTCTGATTCATTTAATATTATCACATCACCAGAATTTCTAAGTCGGATATTCTGATACTGCCATCCAACTATATTCACACTCCCTATGAATTCAGACCCATCATTAATTTGTGAAATATAAACAGTACTACATTTTGTTGACTCCTCAACCAAGACCCCATCATTTTTATCATCATAATAATACGATGTGATATCAGCATCAACATTATTATTAATACCTATTATAGGTAATGTCGGTGTTGAAGATGGTGTGCAATTGAATAAACTACTTTTTCTATATTTAAACTTATTATTATCAAAAATTGTATTATTATACTTATAAGTTGAACCCCAAATAGTGGTTGATGGGATAACTTGTTCGATTAAATCCACCCAATACGCTCCAATCAACGAAATGAAGTCATTCATGGTGGTATAACTTAATTTAGATGAGTTGACACCACAAATAGCGTAACTATTCAAATAAGCATCGTATAAGGCTTTTAGGAGTGGGTAACCACTAATTGTTTTCCTAGATTTAACATCTATTAACTCCGAATATAAAATATCCTTAAATTCATTTATAGTAATACCAGCAGTAAATATGTTAGTCGTTAAAACACCAGAGAATGAGTCCATCAAACAAGGGTTATTTTTTATAAAACTTTGGAAATCACTCTCAATAGCTAAACTAGGGTTTAAATTTATATCAATCTCTTTACTATTAATACCTAATTTAGAATTATTTATAAGATAACCAGTTTCTCTCTTAGGTAATAAGAATTTTCTTTTCTCAACATTATCATTACTAACCCAAGATTTTTTATTATCTATTACTCTATTTAACTCAAATGATGGGCATGTGTTTATAAATGTCTCAGTTTTTTCAATTACACTACAAGACCTATTAAACTCAACGTTATCTAATAATATTGATAACTCACATAAACTATTTTCAACGTATAAACCTAATTTTAAATACTTATTCTCAATTAATTTCAGTGTATTCGAATCCTCAATCTCCATTTTAAAATGAACCCATTGTGAGTTTAAAGATTGCTCTAACTTAGTGAAGCTAACTTCACCAGCTAAGTTTTCATTAATTGAGTTAATAATAAAATTACAATCACCCGAATCATTATTTAAAAATAATCCAGTATTCGTAGAGTTATTAAAATACTCAGTAAGGTCGTCAACATCATAAAGTTTCTCAGTGAGTATAGGCCTATAAACTTGAGGGGTCTCAAAATTGGTGTTAGTGGAAACAACACTATCAATATTAGTAAGTACGTCTAAAGTCATGCTTAACTTAAGATTGGTTAAAATATCAGCTAACATTATTTTAGGTGGTACTAATTCCAAATCAAAACCCCACTCCGCACTTTCAGATATCTTTAAATATTTAACAAATTTAACTTTATTTATCGAACTACCATAATAATTAATCCTAGATTGTAATTCAATATCTAAATTTTGGTTAACACCTTTAACAGTATCTCTCTCAACATTAATAATGTCAATCTCATTTTTTAAAATTGTTAATGTGTTATTATAATTAATCTTAGTTATTGGGTCAGACTCATCGTTAAGTAAGTTATTCACTCTACTAACCTCACTATTATTAAATGTTAGTCTATCATCTAAAACTTCTAACTCTAAAACACCATCACTAATTTTAATCTCAAAAGCCTCACGAACCCTTTTAAAATCAGAATTTAACGCTATTATAGATTCATCATCTTCATTAATTAACGCATCATTATTCGATATTTTACCATTAATGACACCAACCTCATTTTCATTAGACTCATTTCCCGCTAAACATTCACTTAAAGCACCACAATTTAACTCAATCAAATAATCAAACTCAATAGTTAATTTACAATCATCATTTTCATTTACTTGGTAAAAAAGCCCATCATCCCCATCTGGTGATATTAATATTTTAACATCATCATCAAATTCACACGGTTTTTTCCAATAACAAACACCATCAACAGAATCAAATTGGTGGTTTAAAGAGTTGCAACAATTATTATCAACCGATGATTTAATATTGATATCATCAAAACCATAAACAATACCATCATCACCAAATTGGAAGGATTTAATTACCTCACCATTTATATTTTTACACTCCATACCATTAATTAATTACACGCATTAGCTTCGAAATCACCAATGGTTATATTATTATATTTAATATCTAAAATAGCACTAACAGGAACGCAAACATCTCCAACACCGTTAGTGTTGTTAGCGCACACAGTCCAAACAATAACGAAATAACCATTTGATGGAATTATGAAACTTCTATAAGTTGAGATACTTTCACTTTGTGAAACACCATTTATCGTTATTACATTAGTTAAACCTGAAAGACCATTGTTACTAATAATAGTTTTAAATTCAACCTTAGAACCAACATCACCAGTAACCCTTATTCTTTGAGTATCACAACCTTCAATCTCGAAACCTGTGTTAGGTTCAAGTGTGGCTCTAACAGTGTTATTTGGACCACAAACAATAGTGTTACTAAAAATATACTCAACCCTACTAGGGTCATCACCAATTATCACCAGCGAACTTTCTTTAACACACCTTTCAATTTGTAAATTAGTTAGAGTACCTGCATCTGGGGAAAGTTCACTTGATAAAGTACGAGTAAAATTTTCACCATCACAATATTCACCAGACACTGATATCGAATTGTCAGTTTGGTTTACATTACCAGGTACTATTGATATAACAGATAAGTGACGGCAAATATCAATTGATGGGTTTGGTCTACAAGCATAACCACTTCTAGTTAAAATGGCGGTTGTCTTAGTCGGACAACACTCACTAGTTGGGACATATATTGTACGTGAACCAGATATTTTATCAAAAATTAAAAAACCATTATCATCAAGTTCTTCAGTTGGTGTGAAAATAGAACACTCATCAAAAAATATGTTTTTACATTTGGTTACAACAGTCGCACCAAAAGGTTTTGAGATATCTTGTGAGTTAGGTTGTGACCCACTTTGTACAGTTACTGGAACTGGTGAAGTTAATGTCGGACAACAATTACCACTTGGTACCGCTTCAAATGTTTCCCCGTTGTAATCAACAAAGACCGCTATTCCCAAAGAATTAAATTCGTAACTATCGTAACTTTTACATGGTGAACAATATATCAAACCATTCAATTGAATAGGTTTATAGTCGAATATCGAACAACACTCGATAGACGGTACTGTTGATGATGTTGTATCTTCATCTATATAATAGAACAGAACGTAACCATCATTATCAAGTGAACCAGATGGTGTGTAATCTGAACATGAATCATTTTCCTTGATAATCAAACAACGATAACCAAAATTACTTACCTCAGGAACACTATTAGTTGGGCAACACTCGATAGACGGTACATAAGTCGTGCTTGAACCATCCGAGGTTTGAAAATGAACAAACCCATCAGATTCACCTAAAACCACGAAACCACTACATGGGTCAATTTCAATTTCTTGCCACCTACATTGGGATAAACCATTACTAGAATTTATTTCTGATGTGAAACCTAAAGACTCACAACATTCTGGTGCTGTGAAAAAGGTGTTATTACTGTTAACAACAAAAAGAACTAAACCACTATCATCTAAAGTAAATTCACTAATTTCACATTTTGGACCTTCAGGTTCAATTTTCTTAATCGTAATTCTAAGGGAACCTTTTTGACAAACATTAATAGGGCAACCACAATCATCAAAATACTTGATTGGTGGGTTAGTTTTGATGACCTCAGTGGTAACTAAGGTGCATTCTGATATATCTAAATTGTCAGAATCAACAACAACCAAATTAATAGCCGTTGTAGAACCAGAGACTTCAAAAGTGTCGGTAGTTATTATAGTATTATTTATATTACCCGTAATCATATTAATTATTTAATTTATCTACCAATGTTATTGTAAACTACCTATCGTTGCGTAACAATTAAAACCACCTTGTACCGCTTTAACTTGATAACCTAAGTTGGTACAACATTCGCTATCAATTAAAATATTATCAACTAAACCACTAAATGTAACCAACCCACAATAAAAATACAAAACCCCATTAATCATTTCACTAACTGGACATATAAATGTAGGTTCAACGCTAATAACTGGTTTACAATCGTTACAAGAATAGTCTAAGTTTAATTTTAATTCAACCCTAATCACTTTACCCAAATAATAAGGCGTGTAGACCTCACATTGACCACTTTCCTCAACAAGACTATAACTCAAATTACTCACTTCTGACGTTATCGGTGCGTAATTACTATTTAACTCATTATAAAACACATTTAAAGCACCCAGATATTGAGACGCTAAGTTATTATAGTTAACCAACACACCATTTAATAGTGAATCACCACCTAATAAAGTTGATGATGTAACTAACTCATTATCTAGGTAACAATCTAAAACCCAAGTTGTTGTCCCAGAACAACCACTTAATTCTGGTTGTATTTCATAACCTTGCAAACTTTCAACTATTTGTGTATTTACAATACCACTAAAATTAACATTTAAATCAATGTTAGAAACAATGTTGCTATCATATATCGAATCAAAAGTACCATTATCATAATTAATGAATAAATTAGTAGTTTCATCTCTAGTCTTCTCACTAATTAAAGTAACTGGCTCAAAATCAGGTATAAGACAATTAAATTGGTTCATGTATTCTTGACCACCATCGTATGGTCCAATATGTGGGTTATTACCCACTAAGATATCAACATTTGAGTTAACACCTCCAGTTTCTCTATACCACAAACCAGCTTTTTGGAAATACATCTCACTATTATTCCTATTGACAACTGGAAAACCATCATCATCAACATTTAAATCTTGCAAGTTATCAGTACCATTACTCTCACTTAATATAGTTCTAAATGAGTTCATATCCAAAGAATTGTTAGCAACGTAGATGTATTCATTAAAAGAAATTAACCCATCTGGCGTTCCAATAAATTTAAATAAAAATTCAATCGATTTCCTAGTACCTTTAGATTTCCATAACCATGGGGTATTCATTATTAACCTGCGATATAATTCAACTTCCTTCTCAACTGGTGATAAACCTCTAGAATGACCAACATAAGTGCTATCGCCAACCGATAAGTAGTTTTTTAATAAATCAACTTCTAAAATTGATGAAATTAAATCCCAACCTAACACTTTGGCTAAATTCTTTATTAGTAAATTTGGTACGTTATCATTACCATCATAAGTTACAACATTAGCAAATCCAATACCGTCAATATATTTTTTAACCTCATCAAATTCTCTACCATATATTTTTAAAGTACTATTAACTTTTTGACCACTCGTTAAATCATCAAAATTAAGATTAGGTAGTGTATCAAATTCCGATATTGATTCACTAACAAAAAATCTATTAACTAAATTTGTGCTAGTTAAATCACTATTATCTGACATTTCTATTAACTGAGAAACAAAGTTAACATAGCTTTCACTTTGAAAGTCAATGTTATAACCATCCGATATAGGCCAAGTTATAGTTTTACTACCTAAGATAATATTACCACTATCAGCCTCATAATTGAAATTATAACTTGAAGTGTATATTGGTGATGAAAACCTATTTAACACATTATTTTCAAAATCACTTAATTCAATAAAGAATTTCTCAATTAACGAATCATTTGGTCTAATATGGTAGTTTATCTTAAAATTAGTTAAACCATTAAATAAATTACCCTTAACCTTAACCTCAATGTAATCATTAATATTTGAATTGGAACCTGTAAAATCAACTACTGGTACTGAAACACCGTTGTAGACAATAACGTAACTACTGTAATTAACAGTTAAGTTCCTTAAATCATTACCCTCAGAATATGAGTTTAACGTTTCACCATTTTTTAAGAAATTAATATCAAAATTATTATTTAACCTATTAACATTAACCTTGAAACTACTAATATCAGATATGTCATCATATACATAATCTTCAACAGTATTTTCATTAACTAAAACATTATCGTCATTTAAAGGAGATGCAAATAAAGACGCTGGCCATTTAATTATAATATTCTCAAGTGACACTCTAATATATTCCCTTAACGACCCGAAATAAGCGTAATTACTTAACTTATGCTTATTTAAGTTAAGAGTCATCTTCTTCTCATTAAGTGTTAAGTTTATACTTTCACCATTTTTAAGGTCTGATAACGTAAGAAAGCTACTAAAATTATTAGTATTGAAAATCTTACTAATCTTACTATCCAAATTAGTCGTAATATCAAAGTTACCAATAGTGAATAGTGCGCTATTATTAGAGTTAGTTAGTTGATTACCAACTAAATTACTTGAAAAATTTCTATACTCAATACCATCATTATAAAATACTTTCTGAGCATAACCAGCTACCTTTATTTTCCCAGCCATTATATTGTAGTTATATTTTCAAAACTTTTTGTGAAATCAATACTATTTCTAATCTCTCTAACCTCAAACAGTGGTTTACCAGAAAACTCATCTTTAATCTCATATAGATTAAATTGTTTGAATATCTCATTTTCGAAATTATAAATTGTGTATATCCCATCTTCAATCGATTTAGTTTGCCCACCGAATAAACCTATCGCTAACGATTCAGTGTCATATTCAACCATTTCAACCTCCAACATGATTGGATTGAAAAAAGTATTAGTTAGAATCACATCTTGATTTGATTCACCTATGTATGGTAATACGTTTGGCTTTACATTACTGGGTGAACTAGGTGTTACAGTGCAAAAAACTAAATTTGAGTTATCATTAAATCGATATCTAATAGCTTTTTGACTAGTATTATTTAAGTTTTGCGTGATTGGCTCAGCCTTATTATTTGAGGTAATGATTCTAAAGAAATTATTAATCTTAGAATTAGTGGTTGTTGGTGTTGAACTCAAATATTCAATTCTATAACCTATCAAACCATTATTTTGGAATTTACTAATCAAATCACTTGTAAGATTTGACGTATCAAATAATAAACCCTTTATATTTGGTTGTGATGATAAAACACCACTATCAATAATTTTAGTTCTAATCTCAATAGGTTTAATCGCAATTGTGTAGATACCTTTAAGACCAAAAATAGTGGCTGGTAATTTAAGTGTGTATAAACCACCAAATATTTCAAATGTATTTTTATTATTAGGGTTTGAAATCCTCTGTAAAACATCGTTGGTGTTTAATTTAGTTAACCCAACATCACCCAAAGAACCCCTACTTGGTGAGAAATGTAAGAAAACCTCAACATCATCAAGTGATACATCCGCTGGTCTCACTGTACCGTAAACTCCGTTAGCCATTTATATTGTATTTATATTTATTATCATTATTATCATAAAAATTAACCCTGCTTATGAACAGGGTTAATGGTGTTACTAGAATATATTAAAAAAAAATAATAAGTAAGTACTAAAATTAAAAATTATTAATATTTTATTATATTAAAAAACCTATTGTTATAATTAACTAAGTGGTTTAAATTTTCTATTTCAGACATTCTTAAATGTTTTTCCATTACATTAACATTACCTCTATCTATAAATACATCGTTTTTAACTTCTGGACTAAAAATAATACCCATTAGGTATTCTTCTTTGTATAATGCTGATAAAGAAGTATTTGTTTGATTCCATCCTTCACCATAAAACCTAACATTTGTAGGTGTTTCACTAAAATTATCTGGGAATGGTTCAGAATAAAAAATACCAGAAGTTTGGGCTTCAGTTCCTATTAAATTATCAAGTTTAGCGTTTATTGTGTAATCTATCTCACCATCACCAATCCTAGTAACTCTATTAACACCGTCAACACCAACACCTTTAAAATTAACATAACTCTCATTTTCAACATTAAAACCAGCGATAAAAGGACTTAAAATATTGTAATTCCTAACCTCCTCTAATTTAGAATCAGTAAAACTTCTAACCAAACCAGATTCGACATACCACTTATTAACACCAACACCCTCAATTCTGAAAAACTTATCTAGCGTTGATAACTCCCTATTTACAATTTCTTTAGGTGTGAAATTTAATTCACTAAAATCACCTATATTATCAAAACTTTGTGTTAAGAAAATTTTAAAATACACATATCTATTAGTCTTATTAAAATATTTTAGACTTATTTTTTTCTTAATTATTTCCATTATATCACATTCATTTCATATAGTTTTATTACACAATCATCATTAATAACACCGTTATTAGTAAAACTACTGTATGTTATATTATTAGAATATGTACTATCCACATTATAATAATACCCATCATTGTTTCTAACTAAAACATATTTAGTGTATAGCATGCTATTTAAGTTACTAATATCTTGCGCCACATTTCCAGTCATAAATGGTATTGTCTCACCATTTTTAGCGTTGTTAAACTCAGCTTTCATGTATAACACCTTTGGTAACCCAAAGTTCACCTCATCCTTATAATGGTAAATGTAATAACCCTCGGAAAAACCATCTGGGTATTTTACTGGGTTATTAAGTATAAAATTTACCTTAAAAGCGTTGGCTGGTAATGGTAAATTAATACCGAAACCAGAATTCACAATATCCCTCTTACTTACCCTAGAAAATATACTTAAAAATGATATTAACCTTTGGTTAGTTGCAACGTCATTATCATAAAAACTTAACTTTAAGAATGATTTTGTGAAATTATTTTTCCTAAATTTTAAATCTGAATTAATAAAACCTAAATCAGAGTAATATGAGTTTGGGTTATATGTATTGGTGTCATTTAAAAAATTTAATTCATATTTTATATTTTCCAAATCATCACCTGAATTATTTATTGGTATGAATCTTAACTTTTCGTAATCGATAATTGGGTTAATAAGTTTATCAACCTCCTTACTTATAAAGTCTCTAGACACAACCTCATATTGGTCAAAATGAGCAAACTCTAAATTTAATGGTATTTTAATATATGAATTGGGGTCTAACCCATTCAAATCCTTAATATTCACTTTAATTTTATTAACACTCATCATCATTCGTTTTAAAAGTAGTCTTGTCATTAACGCCATTACCAAAAGGGTCTCTAGGTGCTTTTTCATAATATAACCCATACTCAGAAAAAGGGTCTTGTCTTTTTAATTGAAAATTAAATAAATCATGCATGTAGTGAACACCATTAACAAATGGGTAGTCTAAGGTATTTTCATTAATACCGTTAACGCCAATATCTAGTAAATCCCGCCAAATAATTCTCCCATCCTCTAAATCCTCAGCGTAATCTGGTATACCAACAACAGAAGAATCACCTTGTTCTACATAACTTGAGAAATCTCTAATTTTAATCAAGTGGTGAGGTTTATACATATAACCCTCATATCTTTTACCTAAATCTAAAACATAATTAGTAATACTGTTAACAACACTACCACCAGCATCTCTATTATTAGTGTTGAACCTGTGCCAAACATCGGCTAAGATATTCTCCCTAACCTCATACTTATTATATTCCACCAAATCACCAATGAAATCATCATTACCAATCATAACATTACCCTCTAAATGTTCATGTGTAATGAGGCTATTTGATATTCGTCTAATATCTGGAATTTTTAAATCCAAATCAATACCACTAATATTCGCCATTGATAAACCAGATTTTACCTTAGAGAAAGTATTTTCAGAATCAGTCTTTATGAAAGTTAGGTAAACCTCTGATAATGGTCTACCTAAATTATCAAGTAAACCATTAACATCAATATCCTCATTCATGTTAAATTGCGATATAATATCATTGTAAATATTTTTACTAAATGCTAAAGGGTATATTTCATAATCATTATTACCAATAACGAAAGTGTTCTTAGTTTTAATTTTACTAAAAACTCTATAGTAATATTTTGACTCTTGACCACCAAAAACCCTAACCATTCTACTATCATTAGAAATGGTAACTAAATTTGGGTTTAAATCAATTATAAAATAATATTCACTATCATCACCATTAGATAAACCCAAACTAAGAACATTATAATCATCATTAAAATTAATTTGGGGTAAACCCTTAATCCTAACTGTTGAACCAACGGATAAACCATGCTTTACTGGGACCCCAAATATAGTCATTTCCCTACCATTAAAAATGATAGTATCTTTATATATAATCTTTAAACCACCATTAGTTAAATCACTATCAATGGTACTTTTAGGGTATACAATCGTTATATCCCAATTTTTAACACCATTATTAGGTGTTAAAGTGAATAAATCTCTAGATGGTGACATATCGTAAAATAAGCAATTACTAACTTTAGAAATATCTGGGTCGTAATAACCAAACCAACCATGTTTTTCAACTAAGTGGGTTTGAATTGACTCCCCATATTTTAAATCCTCTTCCTCATCTAAATCAATACCATTAGGTGGGTAACTCCTATCTCTAAATATAGGACCCATAAATGTTGCGTAACTATTTTCACCAGTAACATTAAACAAAGCGTTAGTGAAGATAGGGTTAATCGTAAAATTGAAACGATATAATTTAGACTTTTGTCTCTCCTTATTGAATACATCCCCAACATTAACAATTTCATTTATATCACCAATAGGTAATAACCTACTAGTACTCTTAAAAGGTACTTTTATGAAAGAATCAATATTAACCCTATTAACACCCTTACCATTATTTAAAATTATTTTCACATTGTCCATTAGTAAATTGTTATTTCATTTGATTCACACCCATCCCTATGACTCACAAGGTATGCTTTATCACCAGCGGTTAGACCATTCGGTGGGAATGAATATACCCGTAGGAAAGAATTAGTGTCAAAATTATATACAATACCTATCGTAAACTCATAGAGTTTAACACTTGAACCGACCTTAAATACATCAAATTTCTCGCCATCCCCAAACCCATTAAGTTGCCCAGCACGGGGTGAGGTAATACTGATTCTCCTCTTATCTATAATAAAATTTGATTGTTCATTAGTTGCTATAGTTTCAAAATTAGATTCATCGAAATTTAACCCATTACCACCATACACACCATACCCACTAACCGAATTTGGTATGAATTTGTGGAAAGCATGTCCCATTCCGCTTAGAACCCCACCAGGAAAATAACTATATCTGAAATAATAATCTATATGTTGATTACTTAAATCATGTACAGAATTTTGAGCATTTAAAAAGTTAGCTAATGCATTACTTGACATAATAGAAATTCGAGATGGTAGAGTTATTACCTTAATCTCATAAAACCTAATTTTTAAAGCTGTTGGCATTACTATAGCTCCAGAACCAGTAACCACTTGACCAAATAAATCTGTTATAGTGATAGAAAAGGTGCCACTAGGTAACGAAAGATGGTTCATTAATGTTGATGAATATGTTTCAGTACCACCGCTTTCATTCACAAAAGTTGGTCCAACAGTTTGTACTAAATATGGTGGTATCCCACCGTTTATTCGAATATTAATTTCGGCATCATTATCATAATCAGGTGCGTAACATTCTGGCGATGTAAATGTTATGGTGGTCTCTAATTTAGGCGGTTTTAATATCTCAAAAACACTGTTATAAGTCAAAGGTACGTTACTAGTATCAACGACTGTTAAGGTATATGTACCACTCGCCAACCCAGTAAATGTGAAATTGGGTATTGGGTTATTAACTGTTTGTGTAGTTGGGTTATTTGTTGGGCCCACTATTGTTACAAAATAATTACCATTACCACCAATAATCGAACTTAAAGTTAATGTACCATCACTACTTAATGGGGTTCTAGTGGTATTTACCACGATTTCAACCTTAATTGGTTTTGGTTGGCTAACTATAAACGTCTTTTTAACAACACTACCATTATCATCGGTAACGCTAACGGTGTACTCACCAGCGGTTAAATTAGATACCCCCTCAGTAATCTCACCATTACTCCAAAGATATGTGAATGGTTCGAAACCATCGATTATTGAGATATTTATACTACCATCATTACCACCTAAATACGTTACATCACTAATCACACCCTCAATTATAAACTCATCTTCCACTACTTGTTCACAACTAGTAAAATATTTAGCGTTCATCTTATCAATAGCGCTATTATTTGGTGCTGTACCAAAATACATATAGAACGAATTACCCCTAGCTTGCTTTACAGTTCTTTTACCAAAATCTCTATAATTTTTATAATGTGAACCATTAAAACCACTATTTAAACCTGTAGTCGTTAAAGATAAAGTATTTGAATTTGAGACAATTAAACAATCCCTAACAAATTGGTTATCAATGTCTTCATCACCAATACTATTATTTTTAGAAACACCATTAGGTTCATCATTTCTATCTTCATCTAGACCAACACCAATCTCACATAACCTTCTTATATTACTCATCTGATTATCACTAGCATTAAGCTTAGTACATGAAAATGTAAATAACAGGCCTCTATTGGGATTACTATCAGCCAATTTAGATACATTAGGTTCATCTGTATTAGTTAATGGTGGTATCTTATATGATGTAGGTAGTAAGTATTCGTGAAAACTAGGTTTACCTTCCCAATCACATTTATTAATAGCACCTAAGCAAGTTATATCGGTTGCGTATAAAATGTAATCTCTATCCTTATCATATGGGGCGTAAAATAATTCACCCTTAAAACTTTTAATGAACCCCTTATATATTTTTTCACTAGCGTGGTTTTTTAAATTACCATTAATTAAAGTGTCAACAATGTAACTATCCTCACTTACATCAACACTACAGAATTTCTCATTATTCTTCTTTTTTTTATATTTTAATAAAAATGAAAATAATGTACCGTTAACCCAATCATTATAAAAATCAAACTCAAAAATATTTAAAGCTGAAGCAAGTTGAATTTTATAACACTCTTCTAAAGCATCTTTTGATGTACTTTTAGTACCATCAGGTTTTGCACGACTACCGCTACAACCTGGTGCGTACTTAACACCATCACAATCTAAAGCTACACACCTAACACGCCCAAACAACCTAACTCTAGTGATAAGACTAAAAGCTCTGTTTGCTAACTCTAAAATCATTAAAATAATACCCACTATTAAACATATTATTAAGAATAATGGGTTGAAATCACCATCTAACTTATTAAATGGGAATGGGTTTTTATTACCAACACAATCATCAACATCTTTAACCCCAATCATTCTTCTGTTATCAGCACAACCACCTGAACAAGCAGATTGTATTCTAGTTATATGGTTTCTAACTGTGTATATTTTATTCCAAGATAAATCAGTAAAGTTATTACTTTTAGTGTCACTATTAAAATTATAATCAATATCATCAGCAGTTTTTGGGTTATGAGGGACTAAAAACTTAGCTCTACTTCTAATTCTACCTTCGCCACCAGTATCATCCATACCGATTTTAAATCTAACTTTAGCCCTAGTTGGTACACCTTTATTGGTGTCCTCACTAGGAATAAGTTCACCAAATTCATCGGTAACAACATAATCTAAGTTCATAGGTATTTGGTAAGCCCAAGCACCGAACTCGTCAATTAAATTACCACCAGAAACATCAAATTTTTGAGTATTACCATCAATATCTTTCCTAATCATATTAATAGTACCCGAAGCGGATACCGTCTCACATAATTTACCCAAATCTTTTCTAGGTCTACAATTTTTATTAAGTGAATTTTTCTCATTATCACCGAAAATACTACCGACAAATATTGCTGATGGTACTAAATTATAATTTAAATCCATATCAATTCTAGTTATACCAATCTCACCCTCTTCACCCCAAAATGGTATTATATTGACACCTGCTTTTTGGTTTTTAAGTTGAGTTAGGGAATTTAGATTTTTACTACCTAGAAACACGGTAGATGATTTGAATAAATTTTCTGGGTTACCTTGTTCGATAAAATCATAAGGTTTTTGTGAGAATTGACCAATATCCGATAAATCAACATCAATATTTATAATGTGATTACCAACTGGTACACCAAATAACATAAAATCACCAGCGTTATTAGTTGTTGTCGTGAATTTATAGTACTTGTCATACACCTCAAAAATAATATTATTATCAAGTACCTCTCTCTTTTTTGGGAACGTACCTACTGGTGTGTGACAATCACCTTGATAGTCTTTTGGTAGAAGATTATACCTAACACCATCAAAATCTTCATCATTAGCCGTGTTAAATGGATATAAACTTTTAACCTCTTCCGAGTCAGAATCATTTAAAGGTATAAATAAGGATACTTTAGCGTTAGGTACACCCAAACCATTGTTTACGATAACTCTACCAACTACAACACCGTAATCAGAGTTAAAACGCCTATAAACATCTTCTTGGGATAACTTTAATGATAATATCTCAAGAAAATCGAAATCTTGTTCCAAATTAACCTTTAGATATTTATCAACACCTACATCCGTTTTTATCCTAATATTACTCATCGTCATCAACCATTTGATAATCCATTAACTCGTAGTTATCTACATTGTCAATATCAATATCCTCAATTTCATTATCATCATTTAAATTTTCTTTATCTTTATTTTTATTAATAATTTTATATAAAAAAATCATGGAAGGTATGATGGTGTTATTCTTATTAAGAATAAAACTATTAAATATAAAATAGACCCCAATTAACCAAAAAAATGGTGTTAATATAGTTAGCAAAAATAAGGTAACAATAAAAACAATAACTCTACTTAATATACTTTCTTTTTCACCATCCAATGGTGAATCCACATTACTTTTACAACAACTCATAACTTTTTTATTTATTTATTTATTTATTTATTTAACTCTAACTTTAATATCTTTCTCTGGGATTAGTATCTCAAACATCGTATTAGGCTCACCAAATAAAGTGAATTCACCTAATAAGTTTATTTGTTTACTTAAATCATCTACATATGGTTGTGATATCTCATTTAAAGAATAAGTCCCACCACCAACTTTATTATATACTCTCATGTCGATAACGTTCAAGACACCACCAACATTATTTATAGTTTCAAGTAATTGTGATAGGTAAATATTAACACCCATATCATGTTTATTAATATCCATATATGTTTTAATATTTGATATAACACTACTCATTATTTGAGATTGTGGGAATTTCTTATCTATAAATAAATCAATCTCAAAACCTAAATTAATAACCTTACCATTTCTAATTTCAACGTAATCATTTAACATTCTATAATCAGATAAATAATCAGCTATATTATTTTTTAAAGTACTAGTAGCGTTTGAGGTTAGTTTAGCGACACTATTTAAACCTAAAACTGATATAATAACCTTATTCTGTTCCTCATGGACACCACATCTAAATGGTACCCCAAATTCACCAGGCATCAAAGCCACCCTACTTTGGTAATCCTTAATAGTAACAGCTCTATTTTGTGATGCGAAATTATACCTAACTAAATTTCTAATTTCTTCAATATCTGGCTCATCCTTACCACCCATAGCTGGTACTGGGTTATTTACTTTTAGTGAGTTTCTAACAGCTTGATTTTTTTTATCATCTAAACCATTTAAAAACATATCAACCAAATTAATAGTCTTTATAGTATTTGACCCTAAATTACTAGCTTTACCACCACCAACTCTATACTGAATAAATAAAGTTTGGTTAGCAGTTAATGTCGTACCTAATGACAGATTATTAATAAAATCCCCAACCCTACTTAATAAACTAGGGTTAACATCAAAATTACTCAATGAACTAATGTCTTGATTACCACCACCAAAAATTACCTTGGTGAACCCATTATCGGTATATTCTTTAATGAATTTTTTATCAACTCTAATCCACTTACCAGGTTTAATACCATAATTATCTGAAATAACATTATTATCCTCAATAAAAACCTTATCCTCAGCTAAAGCATCCATTTCGAACCATCTATTATCTAAATTATAGAATTCATCAATCGTTGGGTTATTATTAAAATTAGTACCCTCTAATGTAATCACATTTGAAATTGATATTACTTCACTATCTGGTAAAATAACTTCAAAAAATGGTTTTACATCATTTGATTCAACGGTTTTTGAGAATACCTTAGTGGAACCATTAACAACTAACTCCCTTTTAGTTATAGTATAGTTTAAAATGTTAGAATTTGAATCTAAATTAGGGATTATAAGTCTATTTGGTACACCACCAGTTGCGAATGGTGATGTGAAATCTATATCATCAACAGTTTCAAAATTTTTACCAGCACCAGATACTTGAGCACCCACTCTAATTAATGGGCAGTACGATATGTCGAACGTGTCACCATTAACTGGTACATTTACACTAAAATCAACAATACTTATGGATGGTCTTTTGCCTGGTATTTTTAAACCAAAGGTTCTAGCCATTGAAAGGATTGAACCCCTTTCCTGTGCGTAATCTATTTGCGTTTCCTGAAATGTTCTGTCCGTGTGAAAAGATAACATATCCGAAACAGCAGCGTTTAATTCAATTAACATCATACCAACCGAAGCATCGTTAAATGATGAGAAAATATTTGGGTAGTATTGTCTAACAAAGTTTATTAACTCACCTCTAACATCGGCAAAGTTTCTATTAAAGTAATTTATTTTTTTAGCCATTTACATTTTTATTAATAAATATAAAAGATTTTATTTATTTGTAAATATTTATCTTTTATTTAAAATGTAAACAGATACATAATATGGTTACAATTCTATAGTTATAGAATCCCTAACCTCAAATATATCATCACTAACCACATAATCCAACTTAACTATTGTTGTGTACTCAGCCTCATTTGATTCCTCAACCGATATTGTAGTGATTTTTAATTTTGGTATATATTTATTAACAGTCTCGTTAATCTCAGCTTTTACGTCTGAGAAAGTTAAACTATCATTTGGTTCAAAAATGAATTTCCTTAAATTAGTGCCAAAATCTGGTAGGTATAACCTCTCACCTTTATTAGTTAATAATAGGTGCATCAAATCAGCCTTTATAGCATCAGCATCATTATCATTTAATTTAATAAAATCACCATTTATACTATCTCTAAATGGGAAGTCAATGTTAATAGTTTGTAACGACATATATCTTTTATGATAAATATACATAATATAATTAAAATTTAAATTATAAGCATAAAAAAAAGGGGTTTAAAACCCCTTTTTTTTATGAACCACAATTATCACAATCAAATTCCGAATTTTCAGCTGAAAACTCTTTATCCTCTTTGACGTATTTCGTCTTGTCGATAGTGAATTTAATAGCTTCAACAGCTGGTTTATTTCTAAGGTAATACATACCAGTCTTTAAACCCTTCTTCCAACCATGGAAATGCATGTTGGTTAATTTTTGGAAATTTGGGTTATCCATAAATATATTCATAGATTGAGATTGACAAATGAACGCACCTCTATCTGCTGATAAATCTATAACATCACGTTGTGAAATTTCCCAAACAGTTTTATAAATATCTCTAACATTTTCAGGGATGTCAGTAAAATTAGCTATCGACCCATTACTAATCATTAACCTATCTCTCATTTCGTCATCCCATAAACCTAAATTTATTAATGTCAAAATTAAATGTTTATTTACACAAATAAATTCACCTGATAACACACGTCTAGTGTAAATATTCGTAGTATAAGGTTCGAATGCTTCGTTATTCCCTAGTATTTGAGAAGTACTAGCAGTCGGCATAGGGGCCATTAAAAGTGAGTTACGGATACCATTCTCAACAACCTCTTTCTTTAACTTATCCCAATCGTACATACCACTAAAAATAGGTTCATCCCATAAATCAAATTGGAAAGTACCCTTACTAGTCATTGACCCAACAAATGTCTCATAAGGACCATCTACCTTAGCTAATTCCATGGAAGATTCCATGGCTGCGTGATACATAGTCTCAAAAATAGCAGCATTTAAAACTTTAGCTTCCTTAGATGTGAAAGGAATCCCCATTATTTGAAACGCATCAGCTAACCCTTGAACACCCAACCCAATTGGTCTATGTTTTTTATTTGAATACTCAGCCTCAATAACTGGGTAATAATTCCTATCTATAACCTTATTTAGATTTATAGTTATAAGCTTAACAACCTGATGTAATTTCTTATGGTTGAACACATATTCAAGTTTTTTAGCTTTCCTATCCTTAACCTCAACAAATTTAGGTAAAGCTACTGATGCTAAATTACAAACAGCAACCTCATCTGGTGAAGTGTATTCAATAATTTCAGTACACAAATTTGAAGAACGAATCGTACCTAAATTATTCTGATTAGATTTTTTATTTGCAGCATCCTTATATAACATATATGGTGTACCTGTTTCAATTTGAGATTCAAGAATTTTTAACCAAACTTCTTTAGCTTTCACAGTTCTTTTACCTTTACCAGCTTCTTCGTAAGATTTATATAAAGCCTCAAAATCATCACCGTAAACATCGGCAAGACCTGGACATTCGTTTGGACACATTAAAGTCCAATCACCATCCTCTTGAACACGTTTCATGAATAAATCTGGGGTCCACATTGCGTAGAATAAATCCCTAGCTCTCATATCTTCAACACCATGATTCTTTTTTAAATCTAAGAAACTTAAGATATCAGCATGCCAGGGTTCTATATAAATGGCGAAACTACCTTTTCTTTTACCACCACCTTGGTCAACGTAACGAGCAGTATTGTTAAACACACGTAACATAGGTGTTAGACCGTTTGAAACCCCATTAGTCCCAGCAATGTAAGAACCTGTAGCTCTTATGTTATGTATTGCTAAACCAATACCCCCAGCAGATTGTGAAATCAAAGCTGTTTGTTTTAAAGTATCATAAATACCTTCAATACTATCATTTTTCATCGTTAATAAGAAACAAGATGACATTTGAGGTTTTGGTGTTCCAGCGTTAAACAATGTAGGTGTTGCGTGTGTAAAATACTTCTCACTCATTAAGTTATACGTTTCTATCGCTGATTCAACATCACCACCATGAATACCTAAAGAAACACGCATTAACATGTGTTGTGGTCTTTCAACTACTTTCCCATCTATTTTTAAAAGGTATGACTTCTCTAAAGTTTTAAAACCAAAATAATCATAACTAAAATCCCTATCGTTTATAATCGCAGAATTTAAAACTTTAGTATTTTTCTTAACAACCTCATATAACTCATCACTAATTAATGGTGAATGTTTACCATTTTTATCATTTATATAGGAATATAATTTTTCAATTGTCTTACTGAAAAATTTCTCAGTGCTTTTATGTAATGCGGTTATCTCAATTCTAGAAGCTAGTAAAGAATAATCTGGGTGGTGGGATACTAAAGCTCCAGCTGTTTCAGATGCAAGTCTATCTAACTCAATAGTTGTAACACCATCATAAAGACCATCTATAACTTTTTTTGAGACTTCATCATGGTCAACATATAATGTGTCTAAACCATAACATAATTTTTTAATTCTGGTACTAATTTTATTGAAGTTCACATCTTCTTTAGTAATACCATCTCTTTTTACTACTTTCATATTTTTTTTTATTTATATAATTATCTACTTATAATTAATGTGGTTAGGGTGAATATTCACCCTAACCACATAATTTAATCTAATATTATGTTAAAAATCACCATCTTCACTGTCAAAAGTGATAGACTTACTAGAATCAGTGTTGGTTACACCAGCTTTTTGGTATTCGCCAACTCTCTTCTCGAAGAAGTTGGTTTTCCCTGGTAGGTTAATCATATCCATAAATGGAAATGGGTTAGTAACGTTGAATTCCTTACCGCAATTTAATGAAACTAATAACCTATCACTAACAAATTCAATATATTGTGACATCATATCTGAATTCATACCAATTAACTTTACTGGTAATGCATCTAATATGAACTCTTTTTCAATTTCAACAGCATCTCTAACTATTTCAATAATCCTTTCCTTTGGAACCTTATTAACCACATGATGATTATGTAAATGAACCGCAAAATCAGTATGCATACCCTCATCACGAGAAATTAACTCATTGGAGAATGTTAGGCCTGGCATTAAACCACGTTTCTTTAACCAATAAATTGAACAAAAAGCACCTGAAAAGAAAATACCCTCCACAACAGCAAAGGCAATCAATCTTTCAGCAAAAGAATCCGATTCAATCCATTTTAAAGCCCAATCAGCCTTTTTCTTAACACAACTTAGTGTTTCTATCGCATTGAATAGTTTATGTCTCTCAGCCTCTTCTTTAACGTATGTATCGATAAGTAATGAATATGTTTCACTGTGTATGTTCTCCATCATAATTTGGAAACCATAAAAGAACTTAGCTTCCGTGTATTGTACCTCACTAAGGAAGTTTTCAGCTAAATTTTCATTTACTATACCATCAGATGCTGCGAAGAACGCTAAAATATGTTTAATGAAATGTTTCTCATTATCATTTAACTTTTCACTCCAATCCCTTAGGTCTTGTTGTAAATCAATCTCCTCAGCAGTCCAAATACTAGCTTGCTGTTGTTTATAAAGTTTCCAAATGTCATCATGTTCAATTGGGAATAAAACGAATCTATTTTGATTTTCAGTTAGAATCGGTTCTTTTTTTAACTCACTCATTTTTTTTTCTTTTTTTTTTAACTTTCTTTAATTTTCTTACTAGCATCCATAATCAACTTAACCCTATCTAAATCCCTAGAATTTTTATCAAAAGTATTTTGTAAGAACGTTTTAGATTCTTGCTCAACAATCTCAATTTGAACTCTTGAATTATCAAAAATGCAATCACTCAACACAATACCATCCTTACCAAATCTAGATTTAAGTATTGCTAAATTAGCGTGACCACTATCTTTTTGCTCATTACTTCTAGCAACTGAAACTATGAAATGCCCAATTTGCGCTTTCTTAATCGAACCACCCATTTGGTCTGACTCAACAACCTCAGCTTTAATTGAACTATTATGCGTATAAATATCATTAGCGTAAAACATATGTGTATCATCTACTGTTATATCGATAGTGTCTTCATAACCAATTAACTCAATACTTTCAATCTCATCTAAATCAAAATCTTCTAAATTTAATTTATGTTCTTCCATACATACTCTAACCCTTTATTATTAACCATTTTAAAACATTATTAAATTATTTTTTAATTAGTAACTTAACACCAATACTTAAACCACTTTCAATTGAACTCAAAACCCCATCTGATGTTGGGAAGAAATGTTTTTTACTCACTTTAATTTCCTTACCAGATTTTAATTTTATCTTATACACTGGTTGCTTTTGAATTGGGAAAATATGTGATACCATTTTGTAACCATCTTTAGTTAAAATTTTATCATTTAACACCACATCTTTTATCTCAATAGTACCTTTACCCTCAATATCCACCTTAGTGTCAAGTGCAACACAACGATTACCTTGTACTGCTGTCCATCCAGCCATATCAAACTCATTTAACATGGTTTCAAATTCTCTCATTACTCTACCTTCACCAACATTAGTATCATCTACTTTTCTTGATGGTTCAACACAGTCGATATAGTCAATTAAAATCATGTCTGGTCTAAAACCGTTAGCTATTAATTTCCTAACCATTAGTTTTATCTTAGCTATCGTGATATTATCACTATTCATTTTTAACAACCTAAGTTCACCACCAGCTTCTAAATTACTAATAACGGTTTTCTTTACTAATTCTTTATGATTAGATAACTCATTTAACTCTATATTGGTCCAACAAGCGTAGTGTTTACGTTGTATGACCTTCTCATTATCTTCAAAAAATATTTGTAAAACGTTAAAACCTTGATTTAGAGCACTGTTAGCTATCTTGGTAATCATAGTTGTGTTATGTGTAACAATAAAATCGTCAGTAACGAATAGTTGTTCCACATTATCAACCATTATACAAGTGGCTTCTTCTTTATGTGAATATTCAATCGATTTGATAAATTTACCGCTATTATAAATACCCCCAGTAATGAGAAGTTCATTTTTTCTAGCTAATTTAAATGGTTTTATTTTATTTTCACTTGGGAATGATATGATTAATACATAAGCTTCCCAACCAACCTTCTTAACACCATCGTAACTGTAGTTAGGTGTTCCGATAGATAATTCACAAAAACCACCTAAAGATAATACTAACCATTTAACATCATCAATTAATTTTTTTGAAACGCTAACGTACTCGATACTACCATTTTTATTCACATTACCATCAGCATCTAACAAACCTCTAAGTATTTCTAACCTATTAGTTTTTGAATTATGAAGATAACTAATAGGTATGAATTTATTATTAGATTTTTTATTATATAAACTTAACGATTTTAATTTATCGGTAATACCATGAATAGAAACATGAGATAAACATTCTTTAACTAAGACATCATCTTTATCAATATCTAAACATTTTTCCTTTATGGATATAACACCACACATTAACCTACTAACCTCATTAACAACTTCTAAATCCTTACTAGTAAACGTAGACGACTTCATATTACCATCACGTAGCATTACACCTAAAACATATGGGTCAATTGGTAATTCTTGTTCGTTAAACTCAATTGGTTCAACCATTGGGATTTTAAAATTCAAATCTTTTCCAGTCCCGAAAGTTAAATTATTGATTAGTTCAGAAGTTTTAACTACTTTAAATGAGTTATCAACTTTACAAGATGAGTGATTACGTTGGTCATTAGAATTGACCGCCCATAAATGTTCCTCATCACAAAAAGTACTGGTAGTATCATTAAAAGTAATTTTGAATATTGGTCGAATACCTTGTGGGTAGACACCAATAACATTTGTCTCCTTACCATTTCTACCAAATACTTTATCACCAACATTAATAGACCCCATTAACTTAAACCCTTCTGGTGTGTAAATTTTATTTGAATTAGGTAAAGCTTTACCAACACCAAAAGGAGCTAATATAATCCCTAGTTCAGTTTTAGCTAAACCACCATTCATGTATTCATCAAAACCTTTAATACCAGTCGCTATTGGGTTTCTAAAGTCGTCAGCTAGAACGCCATCAATATCATTATCTAATTGAATACTAAAATCTTTATTTTCCCCAACTGAAAGTGCTTTCTTTAGTATAACCTCACACTCATCATACTCCTCATAATCACCTCTTTCTAGTATTACGTTTATTTCAGAAACAGATTTTTTCAAAGCTTGCTGCTTACAGAATTTCATAGCTATTTCTTGAACCTTGAAGCTATCATTATAGTTAACATCTTTGATTTTATTTAACTGACCTATTGCGAAGTCTCTCTGTATTGTATTACTTAATCTTTCTTTCAATCTAAACTCTAAACTTTCAAAGTCTGGTATAACTTGATGAGTATTATAAGCATTTTTAATCTCAACAGCTATTAGTTTTAGGTATTCATCACCAAAAAAGTTAACATCTATAATGTCTAATATATCGTTAGCGAATTTTTTATCAGTTATTAGTTGAGCTATCAGCCTTAACTGATAGTCCTCACCTAAAAAACCTAGATTATCTTTTTCTACTCTAGACATATGTTAATATTAATTTACTGGTTGTTCGTTATACACTTCACTAATTGCTGTGTATTCTTTCCTAGTCAAAAATTCTCTTATCTCACCAATAATATCAAAAATGATTTCTCTGATATTAACTTGGTATCTAACCCTTGGCGGGAATAAATTACCACTAAAGTTAGAGCTGGTTATTAATTTACCACCCATTCTCACTTCGAATTGGAAATTATCATCTATCTCAAGTATATCTTGGATAAATATATCTTCCGTTTTTTGATGTATATGTGGGTTGTAATTATCCCATAAATAATCATCACTTTTACTTTTTAAGAATTTAGGTATAATACCTAACCTACCTAAATCGTTGTTAACACCAGAAATCTCATTCATCATTTCTTTTAACTCATAAGAACCTAAGGAGTCCGCATTAAAACCATAGACATCAAAACTTCTTTGACATACAATGTTTTTATTAATAAACAACGAAAACTCAAATAACGGCTTTTCAACATTTTTTCTCATAACACTAATTTTTGTTAAACATTTTTTTTTCTCTCTCAATCAATCTATTAAATGGTATTAAGTATTCTGAAACATCAGAAAATTTCTTATCAATACCATCTCTTCTCATTAAATTAATAACGTTCTTAACACCCCTGTTTTGTGGGTCAATAACACCATTTTTTAATATTTCTAATTTATTAATACCACTCAAAGTAATTTGAGGCGTGGTTAAATCAACTAGAAGTTTATTAATTTTATAAATATCCTTTCCTTGTATCCCATCTGTAACGCTATTGATTAAATTATCAAATACTTTTAATGGTTTCTTTTTCTCCACTAATCTTTGATTCTGTAATTTTTTAGCATCATTAATAATCTCAACTAAGGTGCAACTTCTTTCAGCTATAAACGGAAAGTACTTTAAAAGTGAAGGTTCTTTAACTCCTTTGATACCTTTAATATTATCACTATTATCACCACTGATGATTTTAACTAAAGCTGAATTTGTATGGTGATGTTTAAAAAACTCATTATAATTACAAACTGAGACATATCTTTTCTTATCACATAAATAAATCGTAATATCAGTATCTATTAATTGACATAAATCTCTATCATTAGTGCATATAGTTATTTTCTCATTTAATCCTTTAGTTTTACAAAAATACGAAATAAAATCATCACTTTCAACTATTTCATCCTCTAATTGTCTAATAAATAATTCTTCTAGGTACTCTTGAACTATCAAACGTTGTAATATTTGGTCCTTATCATCTGGTATTGTACCATTTATATAATCTTTATTCCGATTACCTTTGTAATCGGAATAAAGATTATATCTTAATTTACCACTAAATTTACCATCCCAAAAGACGAAAACTCTATCATAATACTTCTCATCGATTAACTTTCTCATGATGACCACAAATTGGTAAATACCCCCTATAGTCCTCCCATCATCGTTATAATCGTTTATAGCACCATGATAACCCGTTTTAAACAGAGCGTTACCATCTATTAGTAATGTTTTAATTTCTTTCCCAAGATTATCTTTTCTAGGTGCTCTTCTCATATATTCTATTCTATAATATCATCACCTTCAAGTTGACCGTCCTCACTTAAATACTCAATCACTGTATCGTAATCAACATTTAAAGCGTCATGAATGAATTGTCTATGTTCTTTCTTATACTCATCCAATTCATTTGGGTTAATATAACCATGTGGTGTGGAAGCTATCGTACCATTTCTCTCAATACCAGTAACATGATTTTTCTCACATCTAATTTTAGCTTCAGTTCCATATTGGAAATCTTGATTTAAAGCTTTAGCTGTTAGTTTTTTAGTACCATGTGTTAATATACCACCAACATGGACTATAATCCTAGAATTGAAGAACATAAACTCACCACCTTTGTGTTTAATCACAGTACCATTCATATTATCTAACCATATTTTCTGAACGCAAATCATTGTATTGATATATAAACTATCTACTGCTCTACTAGATGGTATTTTAAAGTTGACAATAGCTTGGAAGGCACCCATTGCACCAGCATTCCACATATTATTACTAGAATTAGAACAAGCTGATTTGTAGCAATTTAATGTACCAATTGAATCCCAAAGGAATACAATGTTTTTTCTTATTAAACCATCTTCTTGTTTTTGAATCATTTCACTAATAAAAAGTGAAACATCCTCAATAACTGGCTCACCTCTAGTTGGTTTGGTCATCATCTTACTATCTTGATGATTGTAACATTTATACTTATCGTAAATATCCTTACTTCTCATAAGAATAAAACCATCTGGTTTTTCAGTTATCTCACCAGTTTTGGCATCAACAAATTCTTTGAATTTAACACCTATTTTCTTAGCATGGTCAACATTCCAATTACCTTCGGTTTCAATTACTATTGCAAGGTCACCAATTTTTTGAGTACCTGCGATAGCCTCATAAAAAGCGGTTGATTTACCAGTATTTGAGTAGCCTCTTACAAGACTAACGAATCCTCTTGGGAAACCTGGTAGTTTAATCGCATCATGCCAAGCTTTAGATAGTGGAACCCAAGATAATTCTTTATCTTGTGATACAGTTACTATATTTTCAGACTCTAAGAATGCATCTAAATCGAAATCATTTTTATCTATAACATTAGTTTTTTTCGGTGCTTTACCCATTTTATATTTATATTTAAACTTATTATTTTTAAAATTTTAAGATAAAATAAGGTAAAACCATATATGGTTTTACCTTATTTATCATTAAATTACTTACCTTAAAACGGTAAATCATCTGGTGAGTCATTACTAGATGAACTAGATGAACTAGATGTGTTATTAGTTGCAAAACTTTCTTTAGTAATCGTTAAACCACTACCATAATCAGCGTCAGATAAATCGTTACCTTCTTTGATATTTTTCTTATCAACATATTTCTTAGCGTCTTTATCATAAAATGGAATACCACCAGACACTATTATAAATAAATAATCATAAGATTTAACTGCGTAGATATCTTCCCAAGTTCTTTCGTCTGATAAAAAAGTTTTAGATAACTCTGGGTTAGTTGATAAAGGTGAAATGTCTTTGTGTATAATTGACGAAACGAATGGCTTTTTCAATTGGTCTCTTGAGATGTTAACTGATAAATCTCTACCAACTTCAGGGTGCATTATTTCCCCAACACCAGACTTAAGTAAATCTACAATTTTGTCGAAAACACCAGTTTTTCTAAAGTCATGGTTAAATCTCCAGAACTTAGGACCTTCCTCCTCAAATTCTCTATCGATTAATTTAACTATGTACATCTTTCTAGCGTTGTATTTTTTAGCTAACTCCTTGTCGCTTTCTTTACCAGATGCTAATAAAAGTTCCCTAGCTTCGCAAAATGGACAAGGTTCATTTTTTTGGTGTTTTGGACACATAAATTTTCTCCATGCCCCATCAACTTGAATAGAATGTCCGTAAACTTCTACGAACGGTGATGAGCCATCTGCCATAGGTAAAATTCTAATCGTTTTAGTTTTTGAATTTTGACCATCAGGTAAATAAGTTGTGAAATAATCTTTTAAATCTGTAACTTTTCTCCCACTTGATGGTCTCTCGTTTTTTTCGTACTGTGCTAATATAGCATCTAATGAACTCATAATGATAATTTTATTTTATTTTATTTATTTATTTATTAAAATATACTTTAAAAGTTTTAAAAGTAAAGTGTTTATTCTAATACTTAACAAATATACCAACTTTTATTTTAAATCACAAGTTAATGAAATAAGATATAAAAAAAACCGCTATTTAGCGGTTTTTTTTAATATATGTAGTATTTTTTTTACTTATTAAATATCTTCCTCCTCGAATTCATTATCGTTATTTGAGTTAAATGATGCCTTTATTTTACCATCACTATAACCAGAATCAACATCGTTTTTAGTTAAGACATACTCTTTAGGTTTATTTTCCTCTTTATTACCCATAACATCGTAAGTACCTTCTTTATCAAACCAATAATCAGTAAGTTTTTGATTATAAGGGTAAGAACTTAAAGACCTCATTTCCAATTTTTCTTGGTCAGTAGGTAATCTTTTCTCCATTTCAGCACTAAGACCTTCAATTCTATTTGATATATTATCTATATTAGATATCTTATTTGTTAATTCATCAAATTGGTTCATTAACATATCAATCTTTTGATTAGATTGTTGGGCTAACATTTTAGCATCCTCAGTACCTTGAACTAATTGG